GCAGTATTCTTTATTTCTCACGCAAAAGAAAGTGTTGAGAAAGATGAAACTGGTGCCGATAGAACAATTGTTAGACCTTCTCTTGGTTCAGCAGGTAGAGGAATTATTGAAAACATGGCTGATATTTATGGCTATGCACATCCTGTAAGAAGAGATGGAAAAACAACAGTTAAATTAACTTTAAGAGACCCAGATGGTTCAATTACTTGTGGTGGTAGATTTAAATATATTGCACCAGAAATTGATTTCAATTATGACTCATTAGTTACGGCATTAAGCGAAGCTGTTGATAAAGAAGCAGCAGAGCATGATAATAAGTTTGTTACAGACGATAGAGAGTTAGCTCCTATTGAAAAGACTTATGATTATGATGCTTTGATGAAAGAATTTAGTGATTGTATTGGTGTATTAATGGCTAAGAACCCAGATTATTACCAGCCAAGAATCACACAGATAATTGATAAGTATTTAGGCAAAGGAAAGAAGATTTCTGAAGCTACTCGTGACCAGGCTGAGTTCATCAGTTTGATTGTTGACGAAATTAAAGATACTTTAATGAAGGACTAGGTCATAAGACTTAGTCCTTTTTTTTATAAAAAAAATTTGGTATAATATATATAGGGAGAAATTATATATATGTATACATTGGAGAAGATTCAAGAACAATGTAAGGCAGTATGTAATCAACTCGGGGTAGAATTAGATGTACCGGTAACATTAAATAAAAGATTAACATTAACCCTAGGTAGAGTAATCAACGGATATAGAGATGGCGAGTACAACCCTATATCCGTTGAATTTTCTGAGGAATTTTTAAATTACTCTACTGATGAAACCGTGTACAGCGTTATTCAACATGAGATGGTGCATTACTACATTACGAAAACAACCCATGAACACCATGGACATGATGCTTTATTTAAGGAGGTTTGTGCTAGGATAGGATGTAAAAACGATGGTTGCTCAACTAAAATACAAACTACAAAGTCTAAAGATTTAATTTATAAATATACTGTTAAGTGCCCTAATTGTGGGCCTTTAGCTTATTATAGAAGAAAAGGTAAGATACTAAAATCATTGTCAGATTGCCATTGTAGAAAATGTGGCAGTCATGATTTATATGTAGAACAAAATTGGTAATTAAAAGAATATTATAGTATAATATAAAGTATGGCAAAAGTTAAATGTATATATTGCAAGCAGCAATTCGATAGAGAAAAAGAACCGTTTAAAGAAGTAAAACCAAGGAGATACGCACATCTTAACTGTGCTAAGAATTTTGCTATGCTTTTATCTAAAGAAGAAAAAGCTGAGCTTGCTTTAGAAACTTATATAGAAAATTTATTTGGTGAACAATATGTATCACCAAGAGTAAGGTCACAATTAAAAACTTATTATAAACCGCCTTACAAGTATACAGCCGAAGGAATATTGAAATCGCTTAAATACTGATATGAAGTTAAAAAAGCTGATATTAAAAAGGCAAATGGCGGTATAGGTATTGTCCCAAGTATATATAAAGAAGCTAATAATTATTATGAAATGATTTATTTAGCAAATTTGAGAAATCAAAAAACTCAAAAGATAGAAAAAAAGGTGATAGAAATACATATCGCCCCACCAGAAAGAAAGATAAATAAAACGAATAAATTTACATTCTTAGATGAGGAGGAAAACAATGACTAGTAAGTATGTAGATGTAGCTGCTATTCTTCAAGTTATTGGGAATGTTTATAATAATCCTAATCTACTGGATGATACTGATAAATATAATGTTACTGATGAAGATTTTCCAAATGAATTTCATAGAATAGTATTTGGAAGTATTTACAAAATACATGAATTAGGTTCTTCAAAAATTACACTAGAAAATATTAATGACTTTTTATCAACTCGTCCGAAATATGAAGCAATTTATAAACAGAATAAAGGCGATGAGTGGCTTTTAAAAGTTTCTCAGTCAGCGGATAGACAGACATTTGATTATTATTATGGTCGTATGAAAAAAATGACATTACTACGAGCATATGAAACATATGGTATTGATGTAAATGAATTATATGACCCCGATAATATTTTAGATTCAAAGAAAAAACAGGCTCAAGAAGAATGGCTTGATAATTCTAATTTAGAGGATATAGCCAATAGAGTCGATGAAAGAATAGAAAAAATTAAGTTAGAGTATGCTTCTGGGGTATACGAAGGGGCAGTTCAAGCTGGTGATGGTATTGAAAGTTTAATTGATAAACTGAAAGAAACACCAGAAGTTGGAGTTCCATTATACGGCCCTTATATGAACACAGTTACTCGTGGGGCAAGATTAGGAAAATTTTATCTTCGTTCAGCAGCAACTGGTGTAGGTAAAACTCGTTCTTTAATTGCCGATGCTTGTTATATAGCTTGCGGGCATATATTCGATGATACCTACGAAACATGGAGACCGAATGGAATAGGACAGCCAACATTATTTATTACAACAGAACAAGGCATAGATGAAGTTCAAACAATGATGTTAGCGTTCTTATCAAATGTAAACGAAGAACACATTGTTAATGGTAAATATGTTGGAAATGAAGAAGAAAGAGTGAGAGAAGCCGCAAAGGTAATAGCAGAAAGTCCTTTGTATATCGTCACAATGCCAGATTTTTCATTACAAGATATTGAAAATACAATTAAAAAGAATTTAAGAGAACATGATGTTAAGTATGTATTCTTGGATTATATTCATACAAGTATGAAAATTATGGAAGAAATTACTCGTCGTTCTGGCGGTGTAAAAATTAGAGAAGATAATATCTTATTTATGCTTTCTATTAAATTGAAAGATTTATGTGTTCAAAATGATATATTTATTTTCTCAGCAACTCAGTTAAATGGTCAGTATGTAGAAAGCGAAACACCAGACCAAAATTTATTAAGAGGTGCAAAAGCGATAGCCGATAAAATTGACTGGGGAGCTATCTTACTCAATGTGAGACAAGAAGATTTAGATTCACTTGAAACCATTATGGCGAAAAATGCTGGAATAAGTACCCCAACTATTAAAATGTCAATTTATAAAAATAGACGTGGTAGATACAAAGGTATTTACTTATGGTGTACTGGTGATTTAGGTACTTGTAGAATTAAACCTATGTTTGCTACAACTTATAATTATGAATTAGTTGAAATGAATGATGTACAGATTACTGTAGATAAGGGAGCTTTTTAATTATGAAATATAAAATCTTAAAACTTAATGAAGATGGTATAATTGCTTTTACTCAAAAGGAATTAGAAGAATTGTTAGAAGAAATTTATCAAGAAGGTTACGAAAAAGGAAAAAGTTCTTCTAACATTTATTATTACCCACATTGGTATTGGGATACACGCCCATTAAACACAACTCCTACTATTACTTGGGATAATACTTTAACAGGTACAACTACAATCCCAGCAAGCTATATAGGATTAAGTTGTGATTATGAAGCTAAAATAGCTAGTGACCCATTACCAAACTCTTTTTCAGATGAAGAAATAGAAAAGGCTAAAAAAGGAGCATTTTAATGGCAAGAAAAAAGAACAATAGTACAAAACCAGCAGACAAAGTTTTGGAAGAAGCTAAGGTAGAAGAAACTCCTATAGCTCCTACTGTTAATATTATTAAAGGTAGAACAGGCAAGTTAAACCTCAATAGTAATAATCAGTTTATATCATCACAAATTAATGATTTAGCATCGAAATATGATGATGTTAGAACATTATTACAAAATATCTATAATCAAGGATATGTTGATGGAGCTCGTGGTTTAGAAGTAAAGAAAATAGAATTTGACGATAAAGGTAAAATTAAAATAACATAATGCTATACAATAAAGAGGAAATAAAAAATAGTTTAGGAGTAGACGATATATTTGAACTTCTGTTAATGTTTGGGGGTGACCCAGAGTTAACAGATTTTGGTATTATCTCTGAAACTATTTGTCATAATCCTCGTGGCGTTGGCTCAAGAAAGTTATATTATTACGAAGCCAATAGAATGTTTCATTGTTACTCTGGCTGCGCCGAACCTTCATTTGATATCTTTGAGCTTGTTATAAAAGTAATGAATATACAGTATCATCAAGAATTTGACCTTAATCAAGCGGTTAGGTATGTAGCATTTAAATTCGGGATGACTGGTGAAGTTGCTGACAAAGATGAAAACGAATTAGAAGATTGGGAAAAATTAGAAAATTACCAAGATTTATTAGGCATAGAAGTTAATAATGAACATATAGTATTAAAAGAATATGATAAAAATATATTAGATAAGTTTAATTATGATGTAAAGATTAAGCCTTGGCTTGATGATGGAATTGGGCAGGAGGCCATTGAATATGGGAAGGTAGGATACTTCCCGGGTGGTAATCAAATTACTATCCCTCACTTTGATAAGGACGGTCGGTTTATTGGTTTACGTGGACGAACTTTATCAAAGTTAGAAGCCGAATTATACGGTAAATATCGTCCGATAAAAACTAATGGGGTTTTATATTCTCACCCGTTGGGAATGAACCTTTATAATTTGAATAACAGCAAGCAGAATATAGCAATAATGAAAAAAGCGATTGTATTTGAAAGTGAAAAAAGTTGTTTACAATACATAACTCAAAATGGAAAGGAAAGTGATATTTCAGTTGCTTGCTGTGGTTCGAATTTATCTTCACAGCAATTGCGCCTATTGCTGGAGGCTGGAGCAGATGAAATAATTATAGCATTTGATAGACAGTTTCAAAAAATAGGTGATAATGAATATAATAACTGGGTTAAGAAATTAAAAAAGATTAGCCTTAAATATAGAAATTTTGCTTTAATGTCTTTTATGTTTGATAGAAAAATGATAACGTCTTATAAGGCATCACCAACAGATTGTGGTAAAGAAAAATTTTGGAAATTATATAAAGAAAGGATTATAATATAATTATGAAATATGAAATACGAAATGACATAGATAAATCTGTACCACCTCTAGTATCTATCTTACATTCAAGAGGTATTAAAGACGTTAAACATTACTTAAATGTTACAGATGCAGATATTTTAGACCCTTTACTTTTAGATAATATGGATGTGGGCGCCAAGCTTTTATTAAAGCATGTAGCCAATAAAACTAAAACTTACTTACAAATTGATAGTGATTGCGATGGTTATACCAGCGCCGCCATATTATTAAATTATCTACATTTATCTTATCCAGATTATGTAGATAATTACATTACTTATGGTTTACATACCGATAAATCTCATGGTTTAGACTTAAATGTCTTACCAGAAGATGTAAAGTTTGTAATTATTCCAGATGCTGGCTCAAACGAGTTAGATATTCATAAACAATTAAAAGCAAAGGGTATAGATATATTAATCTTAGACCATCACATTGCTGATGTAATTACTCAAGATGCAGTGTTAATAAATAATCAAACTTGTGATTATCCAACGAAATCATTATGCGGCGCAGCCATTGTATATAAATTTTGTAGTTATTTAGACAAATTAAATAATACAAACTATGCCGATAATTTCTTGGATTTAACAGCTCTTGGTTTAATTGCCGATGTTATGGATTTAAGAGATTATGAAACCCATAGGCTTGTAGAGAAAGGATTAGCAAATATTTTTAGTCCTTTCATACAAGAGATGGTAACAAAAAATAGTTATTCTATTAAGAATGAATTATCTCCTTTCAAAGTTTCATTTTATATAGCACCTGCCATTAACGCTGTTACGAGAATGGGCAGCGATGATGACAAAAAACTTCTTTTTGAGTCTTTATTAGAGTATAAGGCAAAAAAAGAAATTAAATCAACCAAACGTGGAGCAGCTTGGGACGATACAGAAAGAATTGTTGACCAAGCTGTTCGCATGTGCGGAAATGTTAGAAATAAACAAAACAAAGAAAGAGATAAATATTTCAACAATATTATTCAGCAAGTTGAAAAAGAAGGTCTTAATAAAAATAAAATTTTAGCTATTAGATTAAATACCTTTGAAGAAAACACAAAGGAACTGACTGGTTTAATAGCGAATAAACTTATGAGTACATACCAACAGCCAGTATTATTATTGCATCGAGCTTTCGATGAAAATAAGGATGTAGTTTGAAGTGGTTCTGGTAGAAATGGAAGTAATAATGGATTAGAGGATTTTAGAGCTTTCTTACAAAGTAGTAATTTAATTGAAATGGCAGCCGGTCATGAAAATGCGTTTGGCTTTTCAGTTAAAGATGAGAACTTTGATGCTCTAATGGAATATAGTAATACAGCTTTAGCACAATATGATTTTACTCCAAGATATAAAATTGATTATGTGTTTGATGGCAAAAATATTAATACATACGATATTATTGATATCGCTTCACATAATGATATCTGGGGTGAAGGATTAGAGCAACCTTTAATTTTAATACAAAATCTTTCAATTAATCAAGATATGATTGAAGAAAGAGGAAATGGTACTTTAATTATTAAAATTGGAGATATGGAATGTGTTAAGTTCAAAGCTCCAGAAAATGATTTCAAAAGACTTGAAACAACCGCTTCCACTTATAAGAAGATTGATATTATAGGCACTTGCTCTATAAATGATTATAATAGCACACCTCAAATCATAATAGAAGATTTTGAGGTAGTAGAACAGGGATTTTATTTCTAGTCCTCGCAGCGAGGTCGGTAGGGCTAATCGTCCCCCGAACAAAAAGTGCTTTACGAATTTTTTGAGGTAAAATATGGAATTAACTAAAAAACAAAAAGAAGGATTAGAAATAGCATTAGAAAGATATCGTCGTGGTGAAAAATACACGACTATATCAGGTTATGCTGGAACCGGTAAAAGTACTCTGGTGCGTTTTATTATTCAAGCTTTAAGAATACCAGAAGAGAAAGTAGTTTATACAGCATACACAGGCAAAGCTTGTACTGTTCTGCAAAAAAAAGGTAATAAGAATGTTTCTACTTTACATAAATTATTATATAAATTCCATTTAATGCCCGATGGACATTACGTCAAAATACCACGAGTCGACTTAGATTATGACTTTATAGTGGTAGATGAATGTTCAATGGTAGACGCGGATATGATAGAGGAATTACTATCTCATAAAGGTATATATGTAATTTTTCTAGGAGACCCATTCCAAATTCCACCAGTTAGTGGAGGAGATAATGGGTTGCTAGCAACGCCGCATGTATTTCTAGAAGAAATTATGCGTCAAGCTTTAGATAATGAAATCATTAAATTTAGCATGGATGTACGTTTGGGGCAACCTTTGCCAGAACGTTATGAAGGAAAAAATGTAAGAATTTATGGTAAAGATGAACTAACAGGAGGGATGCTCTTATGGGCAGACCAAGTTATATGTTCTACCAATAGTACAAGAAAATATCTCAATGATAGTATTAGAGAAATGAAACATTTAAAGGGTGAGCCAAAACTTGGTGATAAAGTAATTTGCTTACATAATAATTGGGATATTTATGATGATGATAATAACGCATTAGTAAATGGTACTATTGGTTATATTACTGATATTGCTAAAGGAAGACATAAAATTAATCCATTCTTTAATATTAAAGATGATATGATACCTTTTTATGGTATTGATATTGAAACAGATACACAAACTCATTTCATGGGGTTAGAGGTTGATACACAATTATTTGATGGTGATGAACCATATTTATCAACTTTTAATGCTTCACGTATAAGAAGAAATAAAATATGCCAAGATAATGAGATATACCCACCAGATTTATTTACTTATGGCTATGCTATTACTTGCCACAAAGCTCAAGGTAGCAGCTGGCCAAATGTTTTAGTTGTAGAAGAAACATCACCTTTTGCCAATATAGAGCATAGAAAATGGCTTTATACAGCTATGACAAGAGCAGAAGAAAAACTGGTTATCATTAGAAAATAGGTAAATTAATTAAAAAATTCAGTATAATATATAAGTAAAAAGGAGAAGAAGTTAATTATGCTTGAAAAACTTTTCAAACTCAAGGATAATAACACGACCATAAGTCAAGAAGTAATTGCCGGTCTTACGACATTCGCTGCTATGGCTTATATCATTGTTGTTAATCCCGCGACTTTGACCGGTTTTGGCGCTCCCGGAGCAATGTTTATTGCTACAATTTTAGCGTCAGCTGTTAGTACAGCTTTGATTGGCTTAATCGCCAATATCCCTTATGCCGCAGCTCCTGGTTTAGGTTTAAACAACACAGCTGCGAATATCTTAGCAGGCTATACTGCTTACTTAACAGGACTTAGCCCACAGGGAATCATCGCTGTAGTATTACTTTCTGGACTTATTAATGTATTAATTACAGTTACTAATGTACGTAAACATATTATTAAAGCCATTCCAGAAACATTACAAAATGCTATTGGAGCAGGTATTGGTATGTTTATCGTTTATATTGCTTTATGTAATGTTGGATTGGTTCATTTTAATTTCGGAATTCCTGCTATCAATACTTCTATTGATTGGCATGTACTTGCTGTATTTGGTTTTGGCTTATTACTAACTGAATTCTTGTTAATTAAAAATGTAAATGGAGCAATCTTAATTGGAATTATCGCTTCTACTATTGTTGGTATTCCTCTTGGAGTTACTAACTTTGGTATAGGATATAGTATTAGTGAAGCTTGGGGTGCTTATAAAGATTGGTTCGGCACACCTCTTACACAAGGCTTACCAGAATTATTTAGTAATATCAAAAACATTGTTCCTATCTTAATTGGTATCTTATCTTTCTCATTATCAGATGTATTTGATACTATTGGTACTTTTATTGGTACTGGTAAAGTTAGTGGTATCTTCAATGATTATGATTTACAGGATATGGAAACTGGTTCTGGTTTTGATTCAAAAATGGATAAAGCATTATTCGCCGATGCGATTGCTACTCCTATTGGTGCTTTACTTGGTACTTCTTCAACTACAACATATGTTGAAAGTGCCGCAGGTATTGGCGCCGGTGGTAGAACTGGATTAACTTCCTTAACAGTAGCAATATGCTTCCTATTATCATTGCCAATGGCAGCATTTGTAAGTGGTATTCCTTCAGCAGCTACTGCCCCAGCTTTAGTTATCGTAGGTGTAATGATGATGGCTTCATTAAAGGAAATTGATTGGAATGACTTAGAAGAAGCTATCCCAGCTATGTGCGCGAGCGTACCTATGGCATTAACTTATGGTATTACTAATGGTATTATGCTTGGTTTCTGGGCTTACACATTCATTAAGCTTTGTAAAGGAAAACCTAAAGACGTACATATCATTATTTGGATAAGCGATTTATTGTTTATCTTAAATTATCTTATTTAACAAAGCTCCCCCTGTGGGGGCTTTTTTTTATTTTATAAGAAAAATATGGTATAATATATATGGAATAGGATATTAGAAGAATGTTAAAATTTGAAGGAACTTTACATGGTCATACCGATTTTAGTAATTTAAGGTTAAGAGATTCAATTAATACCATTAAAGATAGAATTAATTATGCCATAGAATTAGGACAATCGGTTATTGCCTTTACTGAACATGAAACAGTAGCTAATGCTGTTAAGATTGAAAAAGAATATAATAAAATAAAGGAAAAACACCCTAACTTCAAAGTTATCCGTGGTAATGAAATATATCTCTGCAGAAATGGATTAAATGCAGAGAATTTTAATCGTGAGCAGGATAGATTTTATCATTTCATTTTATTAGCAAAAGACGCAATTGGTCACCAACAGATAAGAGAATTATCTTCTAGAGCTTGGCTTCGTTCTTTTAGTATGAATGATATGACAAGAGTACCTACTTATTATCAAGATTTACAAGAAATAATTGGAACTAATCTGGGTCATGTTATTGGTTCAACCGCATGTTTGGGTGGTTTTTTAGCAGTTAAGTTATTACAATATAATGATAACTTTAATCCAGCTTTCTATAAACAAATTGAAAGTTGGGTTTTAAATATGCAAAGTATTTTTGGTAAGGATGACTTTTATTTAGAAATGCAACCTTCAGCAAGTGAAGACCAAGAGATAGTAAATAAATTAATTATTCAACTATCAGAAGAATTAGGAATACCTTATATTATCACTTGCGATGACCATTATCTGAAGAAAGAGGATGCCCCAATCCATAAAGCCTTTTTAAATGCTCAAGATGGTGATAGAGAAGTAGATGAATTTTATAAAACTACTTATCTTATGGATACAGATGAGCTTGAAAGTTATATGGATGGGTATATGACAAGAGAGAATTATGAATATGCTTATCAGAATATAATAGATATTAAAAATAAATGTGAAGATTATAGTTTATTAAAAAGTTTAAAAATTCCTTCTTTAGAATGGAAAACAGCTAAAGTTACGGATGAAGTTAGAAATAAATATTTAGATAAAGTTGAATATTTAAATAAGTTTTATCATTCTGACTTTGAAGGCGATAAAAGATTAGTAGATTTAGTTGTTAATAAAATTGAAGGTGATAAAAGATTACAAACGCAAGAAGTTTATGATGAATTAAATGAAAATTTAATTTCAACGTGGACAAGCTCAGAAGTAAATAAAACACATTGGAGTTCTTATTTCTTAAATCTTCAAGGTATTATTGAAGAATGTTGGAATGCAGGCTCATTAGTTGGGCCAGGTCGAGGCTCAGGTGTAGGCTTTTTATTACTTTATTTATTAGATATTATTCAAATAAATCCTTTATGGGAAACTACAAAAACTTTTAGTTGGCGTTTCTTGAACCCAGATAGAGTTTCAGTATTGGATATTGATACAGATATTGAGGGTGGTAGAAGAAGTGTTGTATTAGAAGCATTAAGAAATAGATATGGACATGATAGAGTAGCAAATGTTGTTACTTTTGGTACAGAAGGCACAAAATCAGCAATTCAGACAGCTGCCAGAGGTTTAGGAATTGATGTTGATGACGCTTTATATATCTCATCTTTAGTACCATCAGATAGAGGAAAAACAAGAACTCTTCATGAATGTTATTATGGGGATAAAGAAGCTGGATTTGAGTCAATTCCATTATTTAAGAATGAAATGGATAATCGTCCAGAGTTATGGAAAGTAGCTCAAAAGATTGAAGGATTGATTTGTAGAGTTGGTGAGCACGCAGGTGGAGTTATCTTTGTAGATGAGCCATTCACTAATTCAACAGCATTAATGAAAGTTCCTAATGGTGATGTTGTAACTCAATTTGATTTACACGATTGTGAAGATTGTTCTTTAATTAAAATAGATTTACTTTCAGTTGAATGCTTAGATAAAATCCATGCTTGTTTAGATTTATTAATTGAAGACGGATTAGTTGAAGAAAAATCAAGTTTAAAAGAAACCTATGAAAGTGTTTTAGGAATTTATAATATAGAAAGAAAAAATCCTAAAATGTGGGAAATGGTTTGGAATCATGAGATACAATCTTTATTCCAAATGGAACAGCAGAGTGGTGTACAAGGTATAGCATTAATTCATCCAAAATCAGTAGATGAGTTAGCCGTATTAAATTCAGTTATTCGTTTGATGGCGCCAGACGAACATTCAGACCAGCCATTGGTAATGTGGTCTAAATATAGACAAAATATTAACTTATGGTATGATGAAATGAAAAAGTTTGGTTTAACTGCAAATGAAATTGATTGGTTATCCCATCACAGTGCAATTACTCAAGGAATCTGCGAAAGCCAAGAAGGGCTAATGTCACTTGTTCAAGAAGAAAGACTTGGTGGTAATTCATTAACATTTGCCGATAAATGTAGAAAAGGTATTGCTAAAAAGCAAGGTTCTTTATTTGAGGAATGTGAAAAAACATTCTTTAAGAATATAAAAGAAAAGAAATGTAGTGAGATTTTAGCTCATTATGTTTGGGATGTATTATTAAGAGTTCAGCGTGGATATTCATTTAATAGGTCACACTGTTTAGCATATTCTTTAGTAGCTTTGCAGGAAATGAATTTAGCGTTTAAATATCCAATTATTTATTGGAACGCCGCATGTTTAATTACAGATACAGGTGGTTCAGAAGATATTTCAGCAGATTCAAAAACAACAAACTATGATAAGATAGCTTCTGGTATTAGTAAGATGCAGAAAGCTGGCATTAATATAGCACCTCCAGATATTAATTTATCAAGTTATACATTTAGACCAAGTGTAAAAGAAAATAAAATATATTTTGGTTTAAGAGGAATATTAAATGTTGGTGAAGATATAATTAATAATACAATCGCCAATAGACCTTATTCTTCACCTCAAGACTATATTGAAAAAGTAAAGCCAAAGAAATCTTCTATGATAGCTTTAATTAAATCTGGGGCATTTGATAGTATGATGGATAGAGTTGATTTAATGAAATGGTATATTTGGGAAACTTGTGACAAGAAATCCCGTATAACATTACAAAATTTACCAGCCCTATTAAATTATAAATTAGTACCGCTTGATACGCAAGAACGCAAAGATGCTTACAAAGTATATGAATTTAATCGTTATTTAAAAGCAAAATGTAAGAGTGGTGATGTTTATAAATTAGATACAAGAGCCATTAATTTTATACAAAAAATAGACCAAGATGATTTGATTACAGGCCAAATGACGATGAATATAAAATCATGGGATAAAGTATATCAAAAATATATTGAAGCTTTTAGAGAATGGATAAATGGTAATAAAGAAGAAATATTAAATACTTTAAACGATAAAATTTATCAAGAGGAATGGAATAAATATGCCAAAGGCACTTTATCAGCTTGGGAAATGGAAGTATTATGTTTCTATTATCACGAGCATGAGCTGGCGCATATCGACCAAATGAAATATGGTTGTGAAAATTTCTTTAGTCTACCAGAAGAACCAGAAGTAGAAAGAACGGTTCGTATTAAGGGTGGCAATAAAGTAAATATATTCAAACTTCATAAAATTTGCGGAACAGTAATCGCAAAGAATAAAACCCGCCATGTTGTATCTTTGTTGACTACTAATGGTGTGGTAAATGTTAAATTTAATAAAGATTATTTTAGTATGTTTGATAGACAAATCTTTGTTAGAAATTCAGACGGAACTAAAACAGTTATTGAAAAGAGTTGGTTTAATAGAGGTAATATGTTGATGGTACAAGGTATCAGAAATGGTGACCAATTTAGACCTAAAAAATATAGTTCAACTCCTGGGCATCAATTATATAAAATAGCAGAAGTTTTACCTAATAATGATTTAATGATTATTAGTGAAAGAAGCCAAGGAGATATGGCAGAAGATGTTGATAGCATAAGGAGAAGAAAATAATGAATGGATTATTTATAACTTTTGAAGGTGGAGAAGGTAGTGGGAAATCTACCATCTCCAAAATGGTATATGAAAAACTACAAGAAAAAGGATATGACTGTATCTGGACACGAGAGCCAGGTGGAGTACCAATAGCAGAAAAGATTAGAGAATTACTATTAGACCCAGAAAATAAAGAAATGCGCCCTGACACCGAGGCGTTGCTATATGCCGCGGCAAGAGCGCAGCATACATACGAAAAGATTATTCCTGCAATTCAAGAAGGAAAAATTGTTATTTGTGATAGATATATTGGTAGTTCTTTTGCTTATCAAGGATTAGCAAGAAATCGAGATTGGGCTGATATAGCTATTATCAATGATTTCTCTCTATATGGTTTTAGACCAGATATTGAAATAGTTTTAGACGTTGATTTAGATACAGCTAAAGCTAGAATGGAAGGTAGAAAATTAGATAGATTAGAGCAAGAACCAAGAGAATTCCATGAACTTGTACGTATGGGGTTCCAGCAAGAAAGTGAATTAAGTCCTTATTCAATTTTAATAGATGGAAAAATGCCTAAGGAAGAAATTGTTGAAGGTGTAATCAAAGGTATTGAAGCGAGATTACAAACTGCCCTTAAAGATAATTAAGGGTATTAGTAACAATTTTTAAGTATATTATACTTATATACTTTACAGGCGTATAAAATATAATAATTTTATCATAGCCTTTCAACCTAGACATATTTAAATACTTAGGAGGATTGATTATGAAATATGTAGTTAAGAGAGACGGCAGACGTAAAAAGTTTGACGCAGAAAAAATTAAAGCCGCAATCTTAAAAGCTTTTATTGCGGTCGATGGTCAAGCAGGTGAATATGCTGAATTAAAAGCACAAAATATAGCAGATTATATTGAATCTTATCCAACAGACCATATGCTTACAGTTGAAGAAATACAAGACCTTGTTGAAAATGGATTAATGGCTTGTAAGAGAAAAGACGTAGCTAAAGCTTATATACTTTATAGAGAGCAAAGAAACAGAGTAAGAACTTTGAACTCAGACTTGATGCAGAATATTATGGCAAAATTAAATGCCAAAGATATTGTGAATCAAAATGCTAATGTAGATGAACATTCTTTTGGTGGTAGAAAAGGCGAAGCCGATAGTGAAATGAACAAACAAATCGCTTTAGATTATATTGTTTCACCAATGGCTCGAAATAACCACTTAAATAATGAGATTTATATACACGATTTGGATGCTTATGTTGTAGGTATGCATAATTGTTTAACCATACCTTTTGATGATTTATTAGCAAAAGGCTTTAATACAAGACAAACAGATGTGCGTCCAGCAGCAAGTATCAACACAGCTTTCCAATTAGTAGCAGTAATTTTCCAATTGCAATCATTGCAGCAGTTTGGCGGTGTTAGCGCAAGCCATTTAGATTGAACTATGGTTCCGTATGTTAGAAAATCATTCTATAAACATTTTAAAGATGGTGTCCATTATGTTGAGGGTAAGATTATTGATTCTCTAACAAGTGATGTAGATGCTAGAGATATATCTATTGAAAGTGATTTTTATAAAGACTTAAATTGTCCTAACGCATATGATTATGCTTTAGATATGACACAACGTGAATTAGACCAAGCAGTTGAAGGTATGTATCATAATCTAAATACATTACAATCAAGAAGTGGTAACCAATTACCATTCACATCAATTAATTATGGTACTTGCACACTTCCAGAAGGAAGAATGGTAATTGAGGCTTTACTGGAAGGCTCTTTAAAAGGTGTTGGTAAATTACATAAAACCCCTATTTTCCCTTGTGGTATTTTCCAATTAATGAAAGGTGTTAATAGAAAAGAGGGTGAGCCAAATTATGATTTATTTAAATTGGCTTTAAAATCAACAGCTAAGAGATTATATCCTAACTATGCTAATGTAGATTGGAGCAATAATGCCGGTTACGATAAGAATGACCCAAGAACTTATTTTAGTACGATGGGATGCAGAACCGCAAATGGTGCTGATATTAATGCTGAGCCAGGAATTAATCCACAAATAAAAGATGGTAGAGGAAATATTTGTCCTGTTACAATTATATTACCAACTTTAGCAATGGAAGCTAAGGAAGCAGCCGATAAAGAATTATCTGGCTCATTATTCCCTCAATCTGTAGAATGGCTTCAACAATTTATAATTAAAAAATTCATGGAAATTTTAGATAATAAAATCCATGAGGCAAAAGATATGTTGATTGAAAGATTTGAATATATTTGTTCTCAATCTCCAGAATCAGCAAAATTTATGTATGAAAATCATACAATGTTAGGATATAAACCAGAAGAAGGTATCCGTTCTGCTTTAAAGCATGGCACTATTGTTATAGGTCAATTAGGTTTAGCAGAATGTTTACAAATTTTAGTTGGTTGCGACCATACGGAAGAAAGAGGCATGGAACTAGCAAAGCAAATAGAGCAATTATTTAATACAAGATGTGCTGAATTTAAAAAGGAATACAAACTTAATTTTGGTGTATATTATACTCCAGCAGAAAACTTATGCTATACAGCAATGAAGAAGTTTAAAGCTAAATATGGTGAAATACCAAATATAAGTGATAGAGATTATTTTACTAATTCTATTCACGTTCCAGTTTGGAAGAAGGTTAGTCCTTTTGAAAAAATTGATATTGAAAGTCAATTAACTGGTTATTCTAATGCCGGTTGTATTACTTATGTTGAATTAGAAGGTACAGCAGAAAATAACATTCCAGCTTTAGAGCAAATTGTTAATTATGCTATGGATAAAGATATCCCTTACTTTGCTTTAAATGTTCCAAATGATACTTGTTTAGATTGCGGTTATACTGGTGAGTTCAATGATGAATGTCCTGCATGCCACAGTAAGCATATTCAACAATTACGTAGAGTAACAGGATATTTAACAGGAAATTATAAGACAGCATTTAATTACGGTAAACAAAAAGAAGTAGAAGATAGAGTAAAGCACACAAAGCAATTAAACGACTGGAGACGATAAATGAAAATAGCTGGATTTGTAGATAATGATATGGTAGATGGAAAAGGCATATGCGTATCTTTATGGTTACAAGGATGCCCACATCATTGTAAAAATTGTCATAATCCAGAAACATGGAGTTTTAATGGTGGCTTAGAATATAACTATCAAGAACTTTTCGATAAAATAGATGAAGCGCTCAATGCTAATGGCATTGAGCGTAATTTCTCTTTGCTTGGCGGCGAGCCTTTATGCCTCCAAAATGTCAAAAAAAGTAATATGATAGGTAGTTACGTACGAGCAAAATACCCAAACAGAAAAATTTTTCTATGGACTGGATATACAATTGAAGAATTGTTTGATAAAGGTGAACCATATACTTCTTTTTTAGGATGGGCAAACGTTATCGTAGATGGCCCGTATATAGATAATTTAAGAGATGTAACTTTGGATTTACGTGGCAGTAGTAATCAAAGAGTTATAAATATACTTCATCAAGACGATAAGATTTTATTGGTTAATGATACAACTGGGGAGGTAATTAAAATTGTTACATCTAATTAAATTTGTTTTAATAATTTTATCTTTATATATATGACACTCCCAATTTAAAGTAAAAAATAAAAGATTAACTATCTATTGATTTTTTGTCTTTTTATATTGGCTAGTCAATTTTATACAAGGATTGATTTAATAAAAATAATATAGTATAATATATATATAAGGAGTAAGGAAAAATGATTGAAACTGTAAAAACCTTAGAAGAATTAAATAATAAATCTGATTATACAGAAGGTCAGCAAGTTTTTGTTAATGAAAATAACCAAGTCTATCAATATAATGATGGTTGAAAGCCAATAGAAGTAGGTACTCAGCTTAATATGAACCTATATGAACTTAATCAACAAATGGTGGCTCAATTAGAACCATTAGATGATTTCCAACTTTCAGCTGCCGACCAATTAATTAATAAATTTGTTAAAGATACAAAAAACAAATATTATATGGTATTATGTAATGAATTAAAATACTATACTGTTTTTGTTATTGATAATAGCGATGAGGCTGAAGCAAAAGTTTACCAAGAGCTATACGAGTGTTTAAGTCATCTTGGTGACGTTAAATCAGTTGAAGCTACAAAAGATAATAAAGCAATTGAAATTTGGGTGCATATTACAGACGAAAATCCTCACGTATTCTATTTGTTTGGATACGATATGGGAATCGTTCATTGTAAGGATTAAGGAGTTTTTATGAAATTTGTGTATTGTAAAATTAATATGGGAGTTATTCAGCAAGATATTATGCTTGTAGATACAGACGTCCCATCACTTGAAAAGCTAGGAAGTTGTAAGGTAGAAGACCTTGGTAATGAGTTAATTCATCATTGTTATGCTCAAAAGGAATACAATGTAAAATTAGAAGGTAATCCAGAATTCTATAAAGCAATAGTAGGAAAAGTAAATACATACGATAAAGATAAACAAATTAAATTTATAAAATAGGGAGAGTTATGAAGAAATTATTAAGCGTAGTAGAAAATTATCGGTTTGACACTCAGCATGAGGTTGACCAGTTTATTGAAGATTCAAAAGCTGAAAGCGTTGGCGGCGGTTATATCTTATCTAAATATAGCACTGCTTTAAAAGAGAAAAAAGCGAAAGGGGAAATAATTGATACAGGGTTCTTAGTAACCATTGTAAAAGATTATAATCAGTTCTTTAATGATTAAGTTTGAGAAAGTTAGTAAATTTAAAGATGTAGATTTTAATTTACCAGTTAGAAAAACAGCCAATAGTGCAGGATATGATTTTGAAGTAGCTGAAGATGTTATGATTCCAAGCTTTGCCAGTATTCAGCACAAGCAATTAGAATATTCTAATATTGCGGGTCGTAGACCTGGATTAGTAGATGTAGCTCGTATGACAAAATCAAGCGCAGCAAGACCATCTCTAGTTTCTACTGGCGTTAAATGTTATCTTGACCCAGGCACTTACCTTGAATTATCTGTGCGTAGTTCAACCCCTTTAAAATATATGTTAGTATTAGCTAATGGGGTTGGAATTATTGATGCAGATTATGCAGATAACCCAGATAACGAAGGAGAAATTTTCTTCCAAATTATCAACCTCGGTCCAACTAATATCTATCTTAAAAAAGGTGATATTATCGGACAAGGTATTATTAAGAAATATGAAATTACAGACGATGATAAAGCCGAAGGAGAAAGAAAAGGCGGCTTTGGAAGTACAGGAGGAGAATAATGGATATTACACAAGTTGCAGTTGCTTTGATTAGTTTAATCACTGTATGTATTACTACTTTTTTAATTCCTTATATTAAGAGTAAAACAACATCTGAAAAAATAAATCAACTTAATGCTTTTGTTACAATTGCCGTTGGCGCAGCAGAACAACTATTTAATAGCGAGCAAGGTAAAGAAAAGAAAGATTATGTATTAAAATATTTAGAAGACAACGGATTATTTGTGGACGCAGAAACTGTAGATATGATGATTGAAAATGCTGTCTTGATGTTACATAACAGTTTATCTTACTCACCTAAAGTTGAATAATTGAAAATTATAAAAATTTATGATATAATATATATGTAAGGTGAAAAAAGAAAGATATAAAAAAATAATCACCTTACAATCTAGGGGGTTTTCACCGTTTGGAACGGTACAGGTCTTCAAAACCTAGAACCGAGTTCCAACCTCGGCTATGAGGGTTCGATTCCTTCGCCCCCTGCCAAAATAACTTATTCACACCCCTTGTTTTCCTTACCTTTCTTTAAAGGGGTTTGTTTAACTTGTAGAATTGATTAGCCGTAGTTCTACAAATAGAAAAAGCTGGTTTATCCAGCTTTTTTATTTTGTAATCAAGTAGTATATTCTTCTTCTGTATTAAAAACAGGTATTTTTTTAATAATTTCCATTTCCCTTGAAATAAGACCATTGCCACCGGCATTAGAATAAGCGGTATATAAGTCCGTTACTATTTCTAATTCTATTGGTGTAATAAATCCTCTTTCAGTGCATTTTATGAAATAATAGGAGTTAATTCTATCTCTAATCAAAGAAGTTAAAGCATCATTTACCTTTATAAAATTATCATTTGTATGTTGTTCTAATTTAGCAAAATTTTCAATTGTAGTAGAAAACTTTTTATGTTCTTCTACTGCCATTTGAGAACGTAGTTCTAAATCATCAATGTGTTTTCTTGCTTTCAAATAATCTTCTCTTTCTTCTTTTAAGATAGTTATAAATTCTTCAAGATTTTTTATGCGAGTATTTTGTTGCTCTTCTGGAGCTGTAAGTTTACTCTTAATTTCTTTAACATTTTTATAAAGGCCCATCAAGGCAGTTAGACCACCGCCTATCAGAATAAGATACCCTCAACCGGTTTCTAGCCATTGTAATATTTCCATAGGCAGTATCCTCCTGTCTATATTATTAAAAATACAAAGTATTATTTGTTTTTATTCTGCCCATTTTACCACGCTGTTTGTATTACTGAATGTAACACGTGAGTCCCAATACAAATTGCGTCACATTCATCTTGCGTAGGTTTAACGCCATAAGTATCTAAAACATACTGTTGAGCATTTTGTTTTTGCTCGGGTCTTTTTTTACCTTTAATTCCTAAAGTAGATTTTCATTTTACAGATGGGACTATTTCATATTCTATTCCCAATTCTTCTAATAATTCAAGTATAATCCCATAAACACAAGATAATACTTTAAAAGTAACTACATTTGAACCAATAGAGGTTTGAAGTTGTATATCTTCAAACGCTACCATGTCTATATTATTTGCGAGTATTAAAAGTTTAATGCGTTCACGTAATTCAACTAAACGCATTCCTACATTTTCTTCTTCTAATTCTATTTTACCATAATCCTCAAGAGAACCATCATTAAATATGGCTCATCCTGTGATTTTACTCGCTTGGTCTAGTGATAAGAGTCTCATATTTAATATGAAATTCAAAACCTTAATATTGTAATACGGCACCCAGTTGGTTTATAATTTATGAGGAAGCACTAAATTAAAAAAGTTAGGTCAAACTAACGAATTATTTTCTACTTAGCTTTTATATATAGATGTAAGGTATCTTACATATATTTTATAAATATTTATAACTGATAGGCGATGGCGAGTAATATACTCTGATATCTCTTTAAGGTATTATGATTGCAACATAATGCCGCTGGTGACGATTTGAGATTTAGGAGGAGATTATGTACAATAATAACGCATACCCCTACCAGTTTTTTAATATGGGGGCCCAATTACCAAAACAGGAAGTTGTTAGGGTTAATGGGAAAAATGGGGCAGAAGCTTATCAAATGGCACCCAATAGTAGTGTACTTCTTTTAGATGAAACTGCACCTATAATTTGGTTAAAAACTACAGATGGAGCTTCATATCCAACTATCACAGGTTATTCAATTTCTCCTATTCAACCAAAAGTTGAACAGCCTACAAATGAGTTATACCTAGATTTAGAAAAAAGAATAGCTAAAATAGAGGAGACAATAAAAGATGTTAAATCCTATACTGGAAGTACTAAACCAAAAGCCCCAAAAGAGCAATAATTTAATAGACATGCTAAGTAAAGCAGATAATCCTCAGCAATTAATAAGTAATTTAATACAAAATAACCCACAGATAACTACGCTAATTAATCAATATGGGAACGGGGACCCCAAGGCCGCTTTTTATGAATATGCTCGTAGAAATGGCCAAGACCCAGAACAAATCTTAAATCTCATAAAGAGATTAGTGTAATTATTTGTACTTCGCCATTTAAAATGGAGGAGTTTAAAAATGGAATCAGGTGCTTTAAGTGCTAGTGATGTCGCTTTATTAGGCGAACGTGGTTATGGTGACATGTGGGGTGGAAACTCTATGATGTGGATTTTTGCATTATTAATCTTAGCTGGTGGAGGCTTTGGTGGCCTTGGCGGCTGGGGTGGTAGAGATATGGGTTATGCCACATCCGCAGAAGTTCAAAGAGGATTCGATACCCAAAATTTACAATCACAAACTCGTGACATTCTTTCCGCAGTAACTAGCGGTACAGCTCAATCCGTAGCTGCTACTAATCAGACTTTCCATGATACTCTTGGAGCTTTAAATGATAAATATAGCGAGCTTCAAAGAGATATCGCTGGATTAGCCGTTGGTCAGGCCAATTTACTTGCTAAAGAAAACGAATGCTGCTGCTCTACTTTAAGAGCTATTGATAGTGTTAATTATAATTCCGCAATCAATACAGCAGCTATTAATGCCAATACAACAGCTCAGACTCAAAAGATTCTTGATGCTATTGCTGGCAATCGTATGGCAGACATGCAGAGCCAAATCAACGAATTACAGCTTCAACAGGCTGTTGCTGGAGTAGTACGCTATCCAAACGCAAGCACATACTATGCAGGAACTAATCCTTTCTGCTCTTGTGGTACTAATTTATAATTAAGAGGCTAGAGAGATTTTTCTCTCTAGCCTAAAGGAAAATGATGGAGGAGCAAAAATGTTAAATGTATATAGTAAAAACGTGGTTGTAGCTGCAGATTCTGCCATTCCTCTTAATAATGTATCATTGTTAAAAGGAACTAGTGCGATTTTACAAGGCGCATCTAGTATAGTATTAAACAAATGTGGAATTTATGAAATTTCTATTTCTGCTACTGGTATAGCTTCTGCTGCTGGTGATATAAGCATTGAAGTATATAAAAACGGTGTTGCCCAAGCTGGCTCAATAATAACAGAAACAGCCGCAGATACTACTTCAAAGCATGCTTTATCTTTGACTAGTTTAGTGCAAGTGCCAACAAACAGTAATGTAAATTGTCCTTGTTCAATACCAACAGTAATTAGTTTAATTAATACTGGAGTCGCTACAACATACGATAACATAGAAGTCACTGTGACTAGAATTTAAGGAGGTATTATATGACCACCTTAGAAGATATTTATTCTTCTTTAGCCGCGCATATGATAGCTGGCCTAATGGTTCATGACCAGATGGCCAGCGCCTACTATTTTCTTAATTTAAAAGGATATGGTAAATGCCAAGTATACCACTATTGGTGTGAAAATAAAAATTATCAATGTCTTAAAAAGCATTACATGAAATATCATTGTAAATTAATAAGAGACCAGCAAATTGCTGACCCAAAAATCATTCCTTCCAATTGATTAAATTATACAAAAGACCAAGTAGACAGTAATACAAAAAGAAATGCTGTAAAAACAATGATGAGTCGTTGGATAGATTGAGAAGAAGAAACAAAGCGTTTATACGCCGGTGCTTATGTTGATTTTTATAATTTGGGTGAAGTCGAAGATGCTTTATATATTGGAGAATTACTTGAAGATGTTGAGCACGAATTAGCGAGAGTAAAAGAATATTATATAAAGTTGCAAGATTGCGATTTTAATTTAAGTTTTATAATAGGCGAACAAGAGTGCAAAGAAGAGAAGTATAAAGAAAAACTAAAAGGCAAGATGTAAATCTTGCCTTTTTTTATTTTACCTTAATCCAGACTCTACCATTTACTTTAATATTATCAGCGCTCCACTCTTCATAATTTGGTACCGCGCTAATATAACCTACTATAGCTTCTGGATATTCCTTTACTTCATCTTTTGTCATGATGCTAACTGTGCCATTTGGCCCAGAGCATACGGCTTGCCCAATAAAGAAATTATAAGTTTCTCTATTTTCTAAAGGATATGCTAAAACTCTTCCAGCAACCGCAATTGGAATACCAGATTCATCGCCCATAATTTGACCAAAAGTATCAGAACAGAGCATTGCGCCTGGTTGTAATCTTTTGATAGATAATGAAACACTATCATCACCATTTTCACAAACTACTCTGCCATATGGGGTTTCACCATCTAAATAAGTTCTATATTCTGCGTAGTCATTCCAAACGGCATTATATACTTTTGTAGCATATAAATTACCATTAGTAGCATACACAGCGGTATTTGAATGGGTTTCAGTTGTAGATGCTTGAGAAGTTCCGCCAATTAAAAATAATTTAGCCGTACTATTGGTACTACTTACACCTCTAGCATCAACATATTCTTTGGTTACTAAATCTTTAGCATCACTAATGGTTCCTAAATATTTCATTTTTTAAAAAGCACCCCCTGATTTTAGGAAGCAGGGTAATTAGCCCCACTTAATAAAAGAATTATTTTCTTAATTTATTATATTTCAAAAACTGCAAAATTTGGGCTTTGTAAAGCATTATCTTCATTCAAATTTGTTGCCCCAGACCCGCTTGTTATTCTACATTCATAAGTATATGTACCAGCAGCCACTGTGTCTAAATATACCATTGCAAATGGAATATTTCAAGAAGAGCCATGACTTTCATCAATTTGATGGCATAATTGTGTAGAACCTCTATAAAAATATATATTGAATCAACTTGTTGAGTCTGTTGGGTTATTATCTCCACTACAAGCTAAAAATACAGGTCGCCCATGCGTTGTAATTGTTATAGTTTTTGATAATGTTGTTCCTGATGAAGCAACCGTAACAGCACCAGAAGTGGCAAATTTTTGAAATCCATAACCGCCATCTATTGATAATTTTCCTGTATATAATTGAGTGCCACTTGAATTATAAACTCTATAATTAGGGCCAGCAGCAGTTGTATAAGTATTATCGGTTCAAATTCTCATTTTTTCAGAGCCATCTCCGTATAAATAAACTAAATCTCCGCTATCATTTGATGAAGAAGAACTGGTTCCTAAAGCAAAATCAGTTCCATTCATAGTAATACCACTTTTCATATTTAATTTACCAGTCATGGTCCCACCAGCTAAAGGTAGTTTTGAATTATCTCTTATATCATATAATGTTCCGTTAATATTTAATTCACTAATTGTAGCCATAATCTATCTCCTAAGCTGTTCTTCTAAACATATATACAACATATGCCGGTGGTTGAACTGTTGTTGACTTACCGTAAATTGTACTTGAACGGGAGGCGTCAAAAGTAAAACCATTACCTCTAGTGCCATTTCAGCCGTCAGCGCCAATGTGCGATGCTGTATCATTTATATTTTGAAAAGCTCCTGTCGCAGTTGTACCAGCGCCTCAAAAGTATTGATGGTCAACTGCTTGGACATTACCGGTAATATTTGGCAATCCAGCTTCAATTGTACTTCCTCCTGTATGCGATGAATCAGCACCTCAGAGAGCTCTTCCTTGCGCAATTTGTTCCCAAGTACCGCCGAATAAAGAGGATGGATTAGTTGAATTTACTGAAATATATATTGAACCTACTGGGTAAATTAAATTAAATATATTTCTAGCGTCATTTATATCGTACGAAGTTCCATTAATATTTAATTTATTAATTGCTGCCATAATATTCTCCTCTCTTTAGCCAAAAGTAAATGCGCCTGAACCTTCGTTCAAATAAATTTTATTTTCTACTTTATCATATAAGCCACAAGAGGTTAGTATTACCGGTTCTAAATAGAATACTTTGTCCCATAATAAAATAACCTCCTTAAAATAATTGTATTATATTAGAAAAATTTGGCGTAGGAATTATTTTGTATCCATAAATTGATAAAGGGATACATCCCGCATTATCAACAGAACCTCTAATCCAAGCTTGTGAAAAATAAATTGCATTTGTTCTAACTTCACCAGTTCTTGTTCTATCTTCATTAGCATCGGCTCTAAGATTGTCTACTATTGTGAAAAATGGTCATACGGCAGGGACAACCGAAACTCAGCCTGAATTTGTATAATTAGAAGTGTGGTCTCCTGCTTCTATAAAAATAATATCATAATCATTAATTCCATTTATGGTAATTGTTTGAGCACCAAAAGCAGATGCTGGAGAGGAATTTTTTCATAATAATTTACTTTGCTCTTTAATTCCTCCTCATTTAGCTAAAATACTTTTTCCCAATTTGTGCCCCCGTTTCGTTATCGGTGTTAATATCCTACTACTTGTACCGTGAAACTAGTGCTTGGTACTTCGCTAAAATAAAATGTTATATTATTTGTACCAGTATCTGCGTATAATAAAGTATTAAATGCTTCTAACTGGTCATCTTTTGTACTTGCGCTTGTTGTTAAACACCCAACGAGAGGGTGTGATGCTGTTGTTGCACCAGTTAATGTCTTAACGCAAGATAAGGTGGATGAACTTACATCTGCTGGTGCGATTGATATTTCTGCGTAATTTGCTTGAGAAATTGGCGTGTATCCAAGAGCAGTAGTTACATTACTTTTTGTAATTCCTGTAATATAGCCAGAAATACTATCTTTAATATTATAACTAGTGCCATTTATATTAAGTTTATCTATATTTGCCATATTACATCCTCTTTTCTACCACTTAATTTACTCAACCAGTAGTAGGTATATATAGAGTAGTTCCATCTACATATATCTCCCCGGTTCCTGTAATTTTATTTCCATTAATATACAATGTTTGTCCTTTACGGATTTGATTAGCTGCGGCATTGCCGTCATTTGTTTCTACTACACTAGCTTTACCAGCGACTCCTAAAATAGTTACGCCGCCTTTGATATTGCCAGTTACCAAATAACTATCACTTATTTTTGCACTAGCATAAGCAGTAACGTCTACATTACTTGTAGATGTTGTTACGCTTTTTGTCCCAGAAGGTATAATAACAGTATTTAATGTATTTACAAATTGCGTAGGCGCAATATCTGCATCTAAGCCTGTTTTTGTTTTTATTGCTTCAGCAATTCCATCAACCGAAGTTTCATTAACAGCTACGTTTTTATTAGCCATACATTACCTCCTTATCTACACCATGCTTCTGGAAAAATAAGGGTTGTACCACTTACTGTTGCTGCTGCCGTACCTGTAATTTTTGAGCCATTTTTATAACCCGTTTTACTTTTTAATACATCACCAGCTGCTGCAGTAGCATCGCTCGTTTCTACTACGCTCGACTTACCTGACACACCTAAAATGGTCATTCCTCTTTTTATATTAGCACTTACTAATTTACTATCAACTACTCTTACAGTAGCATAGTTTGTTACATTATATGTAGTCGCAGCATCGGTCATATTCAGATTACCTGTTGGTCTAACGCCGCGCATACCAGTAATGGCCGCCGGTAGATTGGCCGGCGTCCATTTAGTTGTTACATTATTTCTATTTCTAACTATATTTGCTACACCAGTTAGGATTTCACCCATTACTAATACTCTTTGAGCCATAGTTTATATCTCCTAATAAGCTGTGTTATTAACGTCTGGAACAGCGTTAATTGTCATACTTGAAATCAATACTCTATAAGTCTTGCCATTGGCAGGAGCAGTAGCGAATGAAACAGTTACCTTTGTAGTATCTGTTCTTATAACATTGCATTGAACTGTATCGTATGTAGCTAAATCATAGACTTGAACTATTACATCTCTTGTATCAAATGCGTGTGCTACTGCAAATGAAGTAGCTGAGCCGTTTCCAGTAATTGTTGAAGCACTAGCAAATGAGAATGTACCATTTGTTAATGCGTTTTGAACAAATGCTGTTGTAGCAATTTGAGTTGTATTAGTTCCTACAGCCGCTGTTGGAGCAGTAGGTGTTCCAGTTAAAGCAGGGCTTGCTAATTTAGCATAAGTTGTCTTGATAGCATTGCCATCAACATCCTTACCAGCTTGGATATTAGCAATACTTGTTACACCAGTACCGCCATTTGCTACTGGTAAAGCTCCGGTTGTATTACCTAAGCCCATTGTGTTTCTTAAATTTTGTGGGCTTATTGCTCTTAATTTATAACCATCTCAAGAACCAACCCAAGATGTTGAAGTCATTCCGCCTGTTGAATATCCAAATGTTGTTAAAGTTCCATTATTATAATCTTTTACACCATTGGCGCTTGTCGCGTTTCCATAAATAGTGCCAGTGACACGTAAATCACCAGTGATTAAACTATCTTTTAATAATGCCATACTGACACCTCCTTATTTTTCTATAAAGCCCGTGGCTTCTATTCTTTTTTCTTGATTTTTAAAAGAAGCAAAATTATTTAATTTTCCTTCAGCCAAAGCGTTACCTTGAGTCATTCCATTTTTATAAATATGTGGCAATGCATCAGCATCAACTAAATATCATTGTGGATTACGCATACACCAAGTAATTGCCGCTGATTGATTATTCATTACAGGACCAATCCCAGTAGAACCATCATATAAAGGCACATGATTTGGGTTTTTAGTCTCATTCGTATTTGCGCATCCATGTGTAATTAAAGTCCATTTATTAGCAGGCACAGAATAACTTGTAGTTAATCTACTATTATCATTATCATTGCCGGTCAATGTTTCTCCAATACCATAATTATTATAATCAATCATTCAAGTTCCCGCTGTTGGGGTATATACTTCATAACTAAATATATAAGCTTTTCCTCATGGAATTATTTTTTTTTGAGTAGAACTTATTGCTGGACCTATTCCTCAAGTTGATGTGCTTGTATTTGAAGTAATAATTCAATATTTATTTGTAGTATCATAAGTCATTGAACCGCTAAATCAATCTTTTGCAAGCAAATTACCTTGTTGCTCTTTTAATTCTAAAGTATGTATTGAACCTAAATTATCCATATTTGCAGGGGTATGATATAAATCTAAAATATCTTCTGCCGATAAAGCTGTGCAATACATTCTAAAATCATTTCAGTTTGCTAATGTTTGTCTATTAACGCCACCAGCATAACTTCATCCTATATATAAATATTTAAAATCTATTAAACTACCGGCAACAGCTGTCGTAGCTTTTAAAGCTCCATCTTCATAATATTTTGCATTTACACCATCATGTGTGAAAACACAATGGTGCCAAACACCAGATGAAGGAACTGCGGCTAATCTATAAGTTCCGCCGCCAGATACTCTTAAATCTATACCAGAATCACGATGGTTCATTGCTGTTTGCTGATAATCTGATGGATTTCCATCTATATTTGAGGTACAAAATAATCCACTCGCTTGAGTTCCTCAGGTATTAATTTTTACTCAAAAAGCAAAAGTTAAACCTTTTGAAATAGGAAAATTTATTTCTGTTTTTGAGAGATGTTGAGCGGTATTTTTTGTGCTTATACCATATCTTGAAGCGTCTGTTTCTGTCATTACTGTACCAACTATGGTTCCATCGTGGCCATACCCGGATGAGTCAATTATTTTTGTTGTATTTATGCCTAAATCTTGTGGGGCAGGAGACCATGGAGTTGCAGTATCTCCTAATTCAACTTTAATATTTTTAATTGTTGCTGTTCCAGATGTTAAACCTTGAATATACATACCATTTTGAGCTATACTTTGAAAATCTTTGTTTTGTACTGTTACTGTGGTGCTATATCTTCCACTTAATGTTTTTGGGGTAGAATCTAAACCAATTCAATAGCCCATATATTGAATAGTATTATCACTATATTTAATTGCAGGTTCAAATCCAACTCTTCTTGAGCCAGATGTTAATGAAGTTGCTGCATTTTCAAGAATAATATCTGCCGATATAGTTATTTTTTTACCCCTAATTAAATTATAATTAGATTGTAATCCATAGTCTAAGCTAGTACTTGTAGCTCCACCAGTCGCTGTGCATATTTTATTAGCGGTATCTAATGCTAAATTTTGATTTATGCCTCCGCTCCATCCATCTAATTTATAATGAAGTACTAACCCTTGAGAAATTTCTTTAACTTCTTTAGTAGATAGACAGTGATTATAAACACGAACGTCATTTAAAGAATTTTTTCCGTAGGTACTAGTAATACTACGTTTAAATAACGTTAATTGTTTAAAATCTGTTAATGGAGTTGTTCGCACTGTACCGTCAGAAACAAGTATTCCATTTATATATGTTTTTATTTTTGTACTTCCATCAAATGTAATTGCTATGTGATTTCAAGTTCCAGTAGTAATTGTGTTAGAATGGTATGAATCAAAGATTGCTGTACTTGTTCCATTTCTTATTTCATATCAGTTTGTCCCTATTTGGGTACCATTGCTATGCGGACATACCCCTATATAATCTTCTTTATCAGTAGCATTTAAAGTAATTGCGGTTCCCCATGAAGCTCAAGTATCAATACGATATCAAAAACAAAGAGAAAATGGTGAATTAACTTTTATATCTATTGGTATTGTGCAATAAGTAGTTCCAGTGTTTTTATAGCATTTTCCTATTTTTCCATTATTATCAATAGTTACTCCATAATTAGTAACAGTAGCATCACTAATCCCTTTATTTTCTAAGGTGCCATTAAGAGGCAATCAAACTCTTAAAGCCATATGATACCTCCTATGCAAATATAAAGTCTAATGACTTCGTTGTTGTATTATATTGTAAAGTTACTGCTTCAGCAATTCTAACCTTATTAGCATCAAGTTGTCCATTTGTTGCATAAACTTGATTATCGCTATATGTTTGTGGGTTAGCTGCTTGTGAAGTAGCACCAATTAAGAAAATTTTACTTGAAGTATCTGTTGAGCCAGCTGTGTTCTTGGTATCATTATCTGCGCCCCAAGCAGCTGTACCATCACTACTCCATCTTAAAATCTGTCCACTCGAACCACCACTTGGAATATGTTTATTTCCAGAAGAAGTTGGGTGAGAGTAATTGGTAAATGTTTCCCAAGTACCTTTTTGAGTTAAAGCTTTTGTAGCTGTTATACCATCAAAAGTAATACTTGTTCTTTCAATCTTACCGCCATTACTATTATCAGAAATTACTAAATAATCTCCATTTCCAATAGCAACACCAGTAGAAGTAATAGTTCCTCCGTTGGCAATATTACCATGGGCATGACTTGCTGCAGCAAAACTACCTGGTGAATAAGAACTATTCTTGATTAGCTTACCAGTAGTGCCATCAAATAATGGAATATTACCACTTGTAGCACTAGATGGGCCAACTACTGCGCCATCAATGTTAGTTTGTGCTACTGTCCAATGAGCATTATTAGCTATTGTACCATCAGTAGTACAAATAATTAAATCTCCTACTTCGCAAGTAATACCTGCATAAGTACCAGCTGTGATAACTTTATAAGTCCAACCAGCATTATGAGTATCTGGTAAAGCAGTAACTGTACCGCCTGTACCAATAGTGCCTTTGAACACCATAGCATCTGCGCCAGCTAGTAAAGCATTTACTTCTTCTTTTGTCGCATATGTTGTTGTAATAACATTACCACTTGCATCTTTTGTAGCAGAAGTGGCTGCAGTAGCAAATGGGATAGTTAAATCCGCATTTGTACCATTTGTATTTACTCTTAAATAATTACCATTAATAGTAGCAGAACGAACGCCAGTATTTGTAATGATTCTTGTCCCGCTTGTGGTAATAGCTGTATTGTCTGTGTCTAAAGCAATACCAGCACCGGCTTTTAGAGTAATACTTGTGACAGTACCTAAATTAGCTGTCTTGCTAGCCGCTAAATCATAAGCCGCCTTTACAGCTTTAGCAGTAGCAGCCAAAGCTTCTGAATTACTATCAACTGCAGAACTTAATTTAACAATACCAGAAACGCTAGTTGAAGCTGTTGGTAAAGTCTTCTTAGTAGCAGTAATTTTACCAATTCCATTTTGTGAAATTGTATCTATAAAGGTTGTACTTGTAGTAGTTGCAGCTTCTGGGTCATTTGTAGCTAATGATTGTGCTGCTATTTTCTTATTAGCGTCTGTGATAACGGCAACACTTGCAGTATCTAATTTACCGTCATTAGTTAAATTACCATGTCCGTGACCTGCTGAAGCAGCACCAATAGAGTTGTAACTAATGCTTCTAGCAGTAGAACCGTTAAATGTGCTTCCACTTGCGGCACCAGCACCATTACTACTGAAAGTTAAGGCCGCACTTGTTTTAGAAGCAGTAGTAGCTGTCGTAGCATTACCACTTAATGAGCCATAGAAAGTAGTAGCGTACATCGCATTCCATTTTAATGCGCTAGTACCAATACTACCTAAATCGTTTGAGCTTGGAACAAAATTCAAACTACCATCCAACCTAGCATAGTTACTATTGGTTGGTAAATTTGAAGTGTTAGTCCAAAAATATATACTATCTTCTGAGCTTATGTATGTATTATGCTCAGCTAAGTAATTACCAGTTTTTAAATCTGAAGCAGAAGTTCCGCTACCAAGAGCAGTATAACCTCCGGCATCAATAACTAAATCATGACCATAAGTTGAATTATATGCATCTTCATATAACTTAATTGGGGTTGAAGTATAATTACTTGTATGATAGTTAATAAAACCAGTCATTGTACCACCAGCTAAAGGCAATAATCTACTACCTAAAGCTACTGTATTTAATGTGGAATTATTCGCACTTCTTAAAATTAAATTAGTACTACCTTGCGCAGCATCCCAATCTAATGAGTGTGCGTAATAAGCAGTAATGAAGTGATTAGCTTCATCCATTAATGCATTAGCAGCTAAACCAGTAGCAAAAGGTCTAAATGCTTCTGCAAATTGTGCTGTACCAAGTTTTGTATCATCAATAACATAGTACATCTTTTCGCCTTTTAGCTCTAAGGTGTAATATGTGCCGTTTTCAAAATCTGTGGCTGTGATTTGACCCACATTAGTATACATTGTAGGGTCATCTGGGTCAGCATGAGATGGGTCATTACAAGTATAATAAGTTTTGCTTGCATCATATCTTGTAGCTAACTTATATTCATATACATTTTCATTTAATACGATTACAATATCACCATTCTGAACATCAGTAATAGTAACATCTTGTAAATCAGCATATTCATGAACATAAATGGCTTCACTTGTAACTGCTGTTGGTAAAAATTTCATATCAATCAAACCTTCATCATTTAAAGGTACGAAAGTTGTGAAATTATTTACATCATTACCACCATCAGCTAAGTAAGCTAAAGTTGGTAATGCTCTTTCTACTATATTACCCGCAGCATCTGTAACAGTAATAATGGTATCTTCATTTGCTTCCATTCCAGAAATAACTTGAGTACCAACTACTTTTTCTGTGTGTAAGTAGCCATTACTATCTACGTATATATCGTCTCTTGAATAAGTATTACGAGGATTAGATTGCGATGGGGCACCAATTAAATATAAAGTCTGAGACTTAAAGTTTGTGGCACCAGCAGTATTAGAGCCATTACCATCACCAACTAAAATACGATTAGCACCATCAAAATCCAAATATATTTTGCCATCTGCGCTAGAACTATCAGTTCTTGCAAAGTATATTTTTCCTTCTTCTTTAGCGTTAGGTAAGTTAGTTAATAAACCCTTTTGTAATTTTACATTAGCCATAAATTACCCCCTAAAACTCCCCAAAATGAATATTATTATCTTCTTTTGGAGATTCTAAAAATTGCTTAATAGCCACTCTTACTAAATAAGAAAAAGGCACACTTTGCTCTTGCGCCATAGCCATTAATTTTTCTTTGTCTTTGTCATCTATTCTAATAGTAATTGTAGAATCCATCGTATATAATAAAAAGGCAATGTCTTACATTGCCTTACTTTACCCAAATTTATTTAGTGTTGCCTGCTCCCACATTTATATTCTGGCAACTATTACCACAACTTGCTACACAGTTATGACCGCATGCAGTATCGCAATTTGTTGAGCAAGAATCAGAGCAACCAGAAGTACAAACATTACTACATTTGTTGCCGCAACTGTTTTTACATGAATTGGAGCAAACATCTTTACAACCATTTTTGCACTCGCCATCACAGTCTCCACTGCATGTGCCAGAACAACTACTACAAGCAGTATCGCAACCACCCGTGCATTTTCCACTACAACCGCCAGAGCATCCAGAGCAACTTGTACAATTACTTTTACAACTACCAGAACATTGCCCACTACAGCCACCACGGCATCCAGTACAATGCTCTGTACAATATCCAGTACAAGTACCGCCACATTCTCCTAAACAACGACTTACGCAAGTACTTGTACAAGCAGAACCTGTACATGTACCAGCATCAGAATCTGCGGAATTAGTACAGCTTCATACACAACTTCCAGCACAAGTGCCACCGCAAGCAGTACATACACTATTACAAGTATGACAGAAATCACCATAGTATCCACTCGAATCTGAAGTATATGGCCCAGAACCACCGGAAACATCAGCAGTCGAACTTCCACTTGAGCCTATAGTATCAGAAGTAGTATACCCTCCGCTATTGCTTCCTTTACATCCATTTTGGCAATTACTTTGACATTGTGAGTTACAGTCTGCTACGCATATACCAGTACAAGTATAATAGCAATTTCCCAAGCATAAGCCAGTACAAGAAACTTGACAACCACTTGGGTCAGCAAGTCTATCATAAGCAGCTCATGTTACAACTTCATCTATTTTATTATTATATTCATCAATTGTAATCTTATGTTCATTTTGATTAACTACATTATAAACATCCATATAATCATCTACTTGGGAATGAACATAATCCTCAATTTCAACCCCTTCTGATAATTTATATTGTTCTACTGTAATTAATCCTTTAGAAGAAGATAATACTTCTCCATTTTGAAAAGCATACCCCCATAAAGAGCCATTACCGCCACGACGCTTTAATTCAGTATCTATCTGGGTTTTTAGCTCATTAAGTTTAGTCGCATTAAGTCTTAAACTATTGGCAGATGCTGTTATCTTATTAGCCATGTGATAATCCTCCATCTTTTTATATTAAAATTAGCAAGGTTTTATTATACTACCTTGCTAATTCATTTAACATATCAAATTCTTCTTGGCTTATAATTTCCAAAGCCCAATCTTGAGGCACGAAATTAGGCTTTCTATCATTCATATTATATTTTCTATAAAGTTTATTCCAATAATAGACATTTGCTAAAGCCCTAGCTTTATGCATTATACAATGGAATTTAGTTCTATGATATAATGTGCCATAAGTCTCTCAATTAAGAGCCTGACAGTTACCGCAGCCTTTGCCAATAGGGCAATAGAAACATTCATCATCAGAATAATTACGTCTATTAACTTTTAATAATTCATCTATTGCTGCGCCATCCACGCCAGAATCAACCGTTCCACAAGTCACATAGCTCTCCCTATTTTTTCCTACAGATGATGGCATGAAACGTAAACAAGGATACAAAATACCATCTGGGTCACAAGCTAACATTTTACCATTGCCGCCACAATAGGTTTGTAGTTCATTTGGGTCTTCTGGTTCGAATAATCTTGGGTCAAATAATGACACATAGACTTCTGGATAATTTTCTATTTTATAGTCAGCAAACTTCTTTAGTTCTTCATAAAATAGTTTAGCATGCTCAACAGTTCACACATCCTCATAAACTGTATTAGCATTAATTTCTTCTGAGCCTGTTTGTAAATAATGTTTTAACGCTACATTTAAGAACACTAAATTCTCAGGCGCAATAGTCATTTTACTACCAAGTTTTATGTTATATCTACTTTCTATTTCATTTGCCGCATGAATTGCTTCATCATATGAGCCTCTACCATCTGGGTGAACACGGCACATATCATGTAGTTCTTTGTTACCATCAATTGATATAGTCATAGAAGTATTACCGCCAATATAACGTATCATTTCTTGAACCTCTGGTTTATCCCATTCAGTACCATTAGAACATAGAGAGAAACGTATATATCTATACCAAGGAACTTCATCCATATGTAAAATACATAAATATTTCCAATAGTCAGCAACCTTCATAATTAATTCTGGCTCAAGCAGTGGCTCTCCACCAATGAATTCTATAACTACAGCAAAATGTGTATCTTTATAAGCTTCATAAACTTGGTCTAAAAATTTCTTTGCCACTTCAAAAGACATTCGTTTTGGCGATTTGTCATGTTGATAGCAATACGTACAAGCTAAAGTACACCCTTCTGTTACCTGTAAAGTAACCTCTAAGGTCTTATCCCTACCGGGATATTTTCATCCAAACAGCCCTGATAATTGGTCGTTATAGGAAACACTACGAGGTTTTAAACTAATCATTTTCTGTAATTGTTACAGTACTAGTATCAAAATCTAAAGACCAAGAGGTAGTAAGTTTATTCTTCTCTACAGGAACTGCTACGCTTTCTACTTGCTGTTTTAGAAGAGTATATTTAGCATTTAGCTCGCTAAATTCTTTTTCAAGCTTTGCGATTCTTTCTTCTGGGATATTATATTCAGTGCTTGAATACGCAAAACCTAATAAATCTTTAATATTTTGTAATTCTAACTGCGCAGCCTGAACGCTGTCACATAAAGCTCTATCAATTATAACTTTGGTTTGTTTCATAATAAACTCCTTTTAATCTATTATTTATTATACTATAAATAAAAAGCGAAAGTCAAACTTTCGCTAATCTTGTGGAACATTATTTTTTTGTGCGATTCACTCTTTAATATTTTGCAGAGTTAATGCGTCCTCATCTACTGGCGTTTCACTAGGGATTTCAATCCAATCCCAAGCATTTGATTGAGCAAATGCTCTTAAAGCATTATAAACCTGTGATAATACATCGGCATCAACGTGATAAAGTTCAGCCAATTCTTCGGTTAAATCCAAAGAAGGATATAATTTACTTTTTGCGACTTGAGTATTTAGATTATAAAGTAATTTCTTACTTTCAGTATCTACAATGTAAAATCTAATTGAGAATTGAATAGTACCAGGAGCAGCACTAACTAGTCCCGAGATACACCATGGAATTACCATCATGCCATCAAATTTAGTAGTATCATAATATGGAACTGGGTAAATACCACCTTCATCATTCGCATTGATATACTGAATGACGCAAGTAGTTCTACTTAAATCCCAGCCATCAAAATATCTACTAAACTTGAAGTAAATTGTTTCTGACTCGTGGTCTGAAGCAACTCCTAGATAACCCGGAACTTTAATAGTTCTTTTATCTAAATCTACTTCATAGATAGTTTCGCTTTCAGGGATATCCAAGACCTGTTCCCTAAAAAGATTGTGGTCTTGGATTTCCGCTAATCGCATATTATATTCAATAGCAGGAGTTGTACTCATAAGTTATACCTCCTTATCTATTATCTACGTCTAATAACTGTGATATGTGAACTTACACCTGGCTCACTTTCGTTGCCATTTAATTTATTAATTACTTTACAATAGAATTCACCAACATCAGCTGGAACAAATGAAGCAGATTTAGCACCGCTAATAGCTTCTTCATCACCTTCAGCTACTGTAGCTTCATACCACTGGTATGCTAATTCATCAGAAATTAAGCCACTATTAACTTCAGCTGATAAAGTGCCACCAACTTCTACAGTAGTACCAATAATTGCTTCATTGTTATATTTTAATGTAACAACTGGAACAGCAGCTGGTTTAGTAACTCTAGCTACTTGTGAATAAATCATTTCAGTAGCATCGCCATTCTTAGTATTTACTAAAGAAATTCTATATAAATGAGCAATCTTAGGCATTAAAGTAATAACTACTTCATCTTCACCTTCAACTACATCCATAGCACGAGCTAATTGATTAGCTTGAACATTCTTCCATTCACCTGCTAAATCATCAGTATATTGAGCTACTGCTGATAAAACGCCATTAGGTTTAGCAAGTTTTAATACTAAAGTAGCAGCTTCAACTAAATTTGGCTCTTCTTCAGTGCCAATATTAACTTCTTCAATTAAAGCACTAGCAGCTAAATCTTCTTTAATTTCAATAGCGTCAGCGCCAGGAACTACACATTCAGCACTCTTGATAGAACGTGATTCTGTATGATAAGCTAATTTATTACCAGCAGCGTCTTGACTATCAACAAATTCCTTAGTGTTTGTTAATACTACATAGTATTTACCAATAGAATCAGCAACTAAAGTAGCAGCATAAATGTCATCTTCATCAGCAACAATCTTGCCACCTGCAGAAGCAACTTTTGCGCCATCTTTATACCATTGATAAGTTAAAGAGATATCTTCTGCTGGAGCAGGAGTAACAACTTTTAATTCAACTTTCAATGGGCTTCCAGATAAGTCAGCAGTTGGATTTAAATTAGTAGAAAGTACTGGAGCATCAAAAGCATCAGAAGCTGGAACTAAACGATTTAATACAAATGAAGTTAAATCCTCGGCTTGAACTTCTTGACCATCTACTAAAACTTCAATATCTAAAGTAGAATTAATTTTAGCAGAAGCAGCTAAAGTACTTAAACTATAATCTACATATTTAGCACCATCTACATCTGTTGCTAAAGTGTAGAAACGTACAGCAAATTTAACTGTACCTGCAGCTCTAGTAATTCTAGAGTCAATTGGCCAACCAAAGATTAGATAACCATCTCCAAGTCTATCATCTTCAGTTGTAACATATTTATTAAATGCGGCTGTTAAACCTTGAACGCCCGCAGCGTTTTCCCATTCAATAACAATTTTCTTTTCGCTTAAATCAGCAATATCAAAGTAACGTGGGATTTTAAAATAAACAATCTCAGCAATTTCATCGCCTTTTACAGAAATACCATAAGAACTAAAAGCCTTAGGCACTGAGATAGAACGTTTATTCGCATCAATTTCAAAGACGTCTTCGTCTACTGGTAATTGAAGATACTTAGGACTGATACGTGCTAAGTTGTTCAATTTAGACATATAAGTAGGAAGGTCTCTGATTTGGCCAGTACCTAAGGCTGTTTCAGCATCGCTAAATAGCTCAGTATAGGCCTCGATATTACTTTCATTGATATAAGTAATCATGTATAAACTCCTTTCCTCGTAATAGTTTATCTGTTTGAAGGGGCTCGCTAGGAGCCCCTATACTCTTCTCTTATTTTTAATAATATAGAATTGTTTTTGTTATTTATTGCCCTTGGCTATTTGTCGTCTACTTCTTTCCATTCGCTTACTTCTTCTTCTGGAACTGTGATATGTTCTACAAAGTTCTCATCATCTTTAGTAAGCTTTTTACCTTTACCAGCTTCAAGCTTGTAATATACAACGCCATCAGCTCCTTTGATATGAATTGCAGTAGTTAAAGTGCCATTGGTGCCTACGTAAAAATACATTTTACTTTTTTTCATTTTATACTCTCCTTTTATCTTGGAAGAACTTCAACTTCAATAGTTTCGTTGTATTTAGCGTTTCTCAAATCATTTTCTAATTGACTTGCGTTAACTCTACTACTATCGCAGTATACAGTAATCTTCATTCTATCAGCTGTACCGCCCTCTCTAGCAGAATTCTGTCTGAATACGTTACTACCAATAACTGATAAGATTGACAAGTCTTCTTCAGAACCGAATACCATTCCAGTAAGTGGCAAACTACGATTTAAGTTACTAAATGCACGAGTACCTAAAGTAGTAACGCTTCCTGGGAATAATAAAGTGATAGGACCATTAGGCGCATTGAATGTACCAATACTAGAGCCACCAGCAAATGCATATTCTCCGATTGACATTAATTTATTATTAGTCCAATCTGTTGTTTCCAATGCTGCACAGCAGTAGAACGCATAGTTATAAATGTATTTTAAGTTACTTGGTGTTTCGAAATGCTTTAAGGTAAAGTTATTAGCGAAACATCCATTATTTATATCTGTACCTCTTACAGCTTCACAAGCACTATCTTCCATGAAGAATACGTGTGTAACTGGTTGATTATTAAATCCTGTAATTGATTTAACAACAATATTATTTACACGAGTAGGAATAGTAATCTTACCCTTTAATACTGCGCCTTCTTTAGGACTTAAAGTACCATCATTTGTAATTTGGAAATACTTTTCATCAGTTGCGGCGTCATGAACGTTAGCATCTTCAAATACAGGATAGAAGATTCTATCTCTTGAAGAACGACCAATATTACTATCAATCCATTCAGCGACTGTGCCACCTTTTAATAAAGACCAACCAACGAATTTCTTAATCTTGTACAAGTTCTCAGCTGTATCTTCAATAGCCAATGTTGGTAATGAGTTAGGAGTATTAGCAACAATTGAATCACCAGAAGGTACAGGTACTACAATTAATACTGTATCGTCGCCATCCATATAAGTCATCTTATATTTATGAACACCGAACGCAGCATAGAATGTGTAATCTGTTTGACCTTCAACGATTTCTTGTTCACTCCATTTATCATACCACTTGTCTTCAGTTAGAGCAGCAGAGTTAGGATTATTTGTAGTAACAATCAAGTGATTCTTAGAACTTTCATACCAAGTATCATCGTTTAAGTTTTCTACAGCATCTGGGCTCAAAGCTTCATAACTCCAACCATAGAAATCATAGCCTGAACGAGTATCATATTTATCTAATTCACTAGAAGAAATTAAATCTCTAGGATTAGGGAAGAATGTTTCCCCAACGCCCAATGAACGTCTTGCTAATACATCATAAGTACCATCATTATTTAGTACAACGTATTTAGCAGCAGGAGTTTTATTGACTTTCTTGAAGAAAATCTTTAACTCTGGGTACGCACTTACATATTGACTTTCAATAACAGTTTCATTGATAGCAGTACTATTATCTACATATACAATACCAGTAATAATAGGAATTGAATTGTCTGTTGAAGCAGTACTGTAGAAATTACTAGCGTTCTTTAATGAATCTAATAAATCTAAACTGTTAATTTGAGATGCGTCAATAGTATTATCTAATTTATATAATTCACCATTCTTGATAGCTAAGTTCCAAGCATCTAAAGTAGTGAATGTATATTCTACAAAGCCATAGTGGCCGTCATCAACCCAGTATAAATGATTAGCATTATCAGCTGAGTTGTATTCTGTACCTTCATCTATTTGTTTATATGGGCTCCAATCAACGTCAGTCATAGCAATATATGAAGCACTTGCACCACTACGAGCATAGTAGTAGTTCTTCAATAATTTATAACTGTCATAACCTAAGCAATCTCCAATTAAACTTAAAGTACCGATATTAGATTGAGCAGCTTCAGGAGTAACAGCATCTGTTAAACCTGGAATATATAATCCTGGTTTTACATCAACCTCATTTCTGTCATCTCTAACTCTAAATTCAGTAACAATATTATTTAATTTAGTAGCTTCAGTTAGATTTAAAGCTTTAATAGTTTCTGGTAAGTATAATGTTTTCAAAGCAACACCATTCGCAAATGTTACATTAGTGATATTAGAACCAACAGCTCTAAAGTCTTCCAATTTTTCACAGCTTGCGAAGTTATAAGTAGGTGCTGTATCATTGAAAGTAATATAAGATAGATTTACTTTCTTTAATAAAGGCATACCACCATTATCACTCGCTGAATTACTAGCATGGATACCATACATATTAATTCTTGAGTTTTCATAATGGTCATTATTTTCATCTATACCATCATAACCAAGTAATAACTCAGTCATCTTAGTAGCTTTACCTTCAATATTGAACTCTGTCCAGTATAGTTTACTCATATCGCCTAAACTCTTCATTTGGTCTAAGCCATAAATGTAGTATAACTGTTCATGGTAACCACCACTAGTACGAACACCATTCTCTAAGTCTGGAGTTACGAATTTAACTGGGCCTTCAGTATTTGTGTATTTTAGTGAAGGGAAGTTAGCAGCGTCAGTACCAACAGTTACATATGAGTTTCTAACTGGCTCCATATGTAACCAATATTCACCATCGAACATATGAGTTTTAACAGTTTCTGTATTGTCAGTCCAGTAAGGAACATTAGTAATTAATGTAGGTTCAGTATTAGAGTTAGTACCTTCAATCCATTTATCTGATGTGTTTGAAGGGCTATTAGCAGCAATACGACCTCTGATAATATTTGTACCACCACGTTCATAGTTACCTTGGTTCAACCATGAGTCAATATAATTCAAACGGTTAGTTAAGAATTGTTGTCTTGATAAACTTCTATCACCTTGTAAAGCATAGAAGTAAGTACCATTATCATAACCAGTGCCACCGTATCTATCTTGATAACCCATCTTAGGATTTGTGATAGTAATATATTTGTAATATTCATCAAGGTTAAGAGCGATTAATGGTCTTTCACCTCTCATTACAATGCTACCACTTGTTTCAGGGTCACCTAAGTACCATTTTTCAATTCTATCAATAGTTTTTAGAGGAGCATGAACTAAATCATCATAGCTTGATTTAACACCTCTTAATTGTCTATATTTCTGAATAATAGCACTCTTGAAGTTACGATATAAGTTATTAAATAATACACTATCGTTTGTTGAGAATGTACCATCTTCAGTAGCGTCAACATAATATTCAAATGAAGGAATACCAGTATTATTAATACCTAATTGAGTATCAATATCATAGAAGATAGGATACCAGATGTAATCTCCTCCGGCTTTTTGAGGGCCCCAAGAAGCCATCATCATGTTTTTACCACGAGAGTCGTAACATTCGAATACTTCTGTCATAATGAAGTAAGTAACTAAATACTCTAAGTTAAAGTGTTTATCTAAATCATTAGTGAACTTAGCATTACGATATTCTTTTGTATCATAATTATAAATATGTCCATTGTATTCTACTGGAGCAGGTAATTTTTCTGCACCACTTTCTGATTCATCACCACTTAATTTGTAGTATTCAATACCTCCATTAAATGTATTATCTGGGTCTAAGACATAGTCGCCTAAACCAGAATCAACATAGAATGTATTAGGAACATAAATTAAATCAGCAGACGCACAAAGTTTAATAGTAGTATAACCACCATCAACTAACTTATAGTAAGTTTCTTGTGGGTCATAGGTAGCTCTTGAATCTAATACATAAGAACTTGCGCCATCAGCAATATAGTAAGTATTAGCGGCATAGACTTCTAAGCCTAAGTCAACTTTTACATAACTACCAGCAGATGGAACTGAATCTTGGTCTGTACTCCATACCCATCTTACTGCTTTTTCCCAATTAGAATAAGCATCAAGTAAAGCATCGCCACCGTTCTTAATACCTTGAGTATATGTATCTTGGTAACTAGAATCTGGACTTTCAATTACTGTTGGGTCTGAAATATCTACACCAAATGCGTCTTGAACTTCTGCGATTGAGTCAGCATCAGTAACAAGATTCTTTAAATCATATAATACATCTAAAGCATCTGCTTTATCGTGATAACGGTATTCCCAGTAATCAGCTACAATAGGAGCACCGGCCGTTGTTAATTTACCTGTGTCAAAGAACTTGTCATCTGTTCTGTTGGTAGAAGCATCTCTGAATGAACAGAATCCACGAGAGTTGTTTTCTGCTTCCCAACATTCAGCAACTTTGGAAACCTTAACTGGTTTGCCTTTCTTTTGAACGAATTTCTGATATATTTCATCAATAGGCTTAAATCCATAAGCTTCATCAGAACCTTTATCTAATAACATATTGTAACGACCAATAAATCTAATATCAGTGCTATTACCATTAGCATCAGTTGTTTGATGGAAAGCTAATACTGGGAAGCCTTGAACTGAAGTTCTATAATCAGTTAAGTTTTCAATTTCTGTATCTACATAAACTGTTGTAGCAAGATACCACTTATTGTAATAAGGGTCTGTAGTATCAGAAGAAACTTTTGATTGACCAATAGAAGCAGCATATGCTACTGGACCCATTGCGAATTCAGCGGCAGTAGTAATCTTTAATTCATCTTCTACTGTATTCTTCCAATTACCTTTATGGTTCTTATACCAATAAGTTTTACTAGCATCGAAGCTAGTTGCTTCTTGATATTCAGTTTCTGCTTTTTGGAACGCACCAGCTTTATTATAATCATATAAAGGATGGTGAGTGTAAGCGTTATAAACTAAATTTGCAAAGCCCATGTTGTAAGTACCAGAAGATTCCATGAAGTCAATCTTCAAAGTAAATTTAGTAGTACCTACTGTATTATTATCCATGTAGAAGAAATCAAGATGTGTATCTGGGTCTTTATCTACATATTTTTGAGCGAATGGGCCACGGTTCATGTACATTTGAACTTCTTTTGTACTTGAGCCAGGAGCTGCGTTTTTAGTTTTTGCTTTATAGTTTCTACGAGGATAGAACTCAGAAGAAGTACCTTGAACTGACATAGCAACATGGTCTGCAATAAATGAAGGACAATGATGTTTGTAGTATTCTTCAACTGATTGGTCAGCTTTTTCAGCTAATTCTCCTAGTTCACCTGTAGTATAAGCTCTTTCCAAACCAGTATTAACGAATTCAACTTGAACGTCATTAATAGGAGTTGCTTTACTATAAGGTAAAACGTTATCCTCTGCTGGTTTAGTAGTAAATATGATATAAGGCATAATATAACCATCTGGGTGGTTGTTATTATAAGTTATCATATTATTATATACTAATTGAGATTCACCAATAGAGTTATTTACAACTGCTAATTGAGTTAAGTCGTAAGCTACTGGGTCTTTTAAGTCAACTGTATAGTTAGTTAAGATTGTTGGTAATGTTAATGATTGATTATAAACTCTAATCTTATATAAATCAAAGTCACAGTATTGTGAGTTAAATACAATATTCATTGTATCATCTTCGCCAATACTCCATACACCATCAATTGTTGAACGAGCTACACCTGTCAAAATACCATTTAAGTAAATTGACATTAATTTATTATTACCACCGTTAGTACCATCACCATGAGAATATACAATACTTAAATTAATAAGTTTGTCTTCAACATAAGCAACGTTAACTGTATCTACACCATTTGTGAATAATGCGTCTTGGGCACCGATACAAATACCATGAGTACCATCGTAATATCTTCCAGCAGCATAACTTGTGCTTAGAATTTTATCAGTCTTACGGTATTCAATATCATCGTATGAAGGTGGCCATCCAGCATCTGGATTACGTTTGCTATATTCTGGTAAATACCATTGTAAGAAAGCATCGTAGTTATCATACTCAAAGCCTTCGCTCCAATCTAAGTAATTCTTAGTTGTGAATGCTTCGTATGCGTCATTATCAACCCAGCTAGGATATGTATCATATCTATCATCTGTGTTGCCTTTATAACGAGTAACATTATGAATAATATTACTATAATCTTGTACGTTACGTACTTTGAACTGGAATTCAAATGTATGTGATTGATTACTTGCGTTTTCAGTAGCAAATCTTGTTTGTTTTAGAGGGATACTGAAAGTAGCACCATTACTAATTCTCAAACAAGTTTTACCTGTGTCTGGGTCAGTAATCCAACCATTGTTATATCAGTTGAAGTTTTCGAACTTAGCGGCTACTGTTGTAGTGCCATCTGAATAAACACTTTTAGCTCTATTTGTAGCAGATTCACTATTACTACGACCACTAGCATCAAATTGATAACGTAAACCAGCAGTAGCAATCTTCATATTAGCACGTGCTGGGTCTTCAGAAATTAAGAAACTAATATCTCTACGAGTTTCTAATTCATCAGCTCCACAAGAAATTGTGTAGTAATTCATCATATTCAAATCACCATCAACAATTTCCCAAATAGAGAACGCAGTATTATCTGTGATATTTCTAGTACCAATCTTATTATTATCTTTGTATAAAGTAATTTCTGTACTTAAGACAGCGTTTGGGTCATAAACTCTGAATGGAATCTTGATTGAGTCATATTGATAATATTCGCTTTGATAAGCACCTAACCAAATAATAGGTTTATCATTTCCATGCTCAACTACACCAATTTCCATTTCAATTGGAGTTGCTGAAGATGTTAAATCAGCTTTACCATTAATGTATTGGTATAATTCAATACGAACTTTATGTGAACCATGAGTAGCCAATGAAGCAGGAACGACAAAGCTTTGTTCATTAGTGCCTGCGCCTACTACTGTACCGCTTGGGTTTAATAATGTTTCAACACCATTAGTCTCAAAATAATAATAAATAATTTTTTCTAAGTCACCAACAGTAGTACAATAGATTGTTACTCCATCTGGAGAATATGTATTAACATTACTAAAGTTTGGATGCTCTAATAACTCCAAAGTAGAAGTATAGAACTCATACGTAATTTCTCTACTCTTGGTTGATGAACTACCAAGAACATACATAGTTAATACGTTTGTAGTTGAATGACGAGCTTTTGTACCATACTCAAATGTTTCCCAAATTGGGTCTGCATCTGTTGAAGCTTCGATAGGGAAATTACCTTGCGCATACTGGCTTAGAATACCAGTGCTTGTTTTTTCAGACAAAGTCCAATAAACAGTTAATTTACTGTCTAAAGGAGTTCCATCATCTGGGTCTTTACCTGAAATGGCATAAATACTTATAGAAGCACTTTTTCCGTTGATTAAATAATTAGATTCTGGGTCTCTTTTATTTAATTTGGCTTTATCAGAGAAGCTTCCGCCTCCTCCGCCACCGCCACCGCCGCTAACAGCAAGGCGAGTACACTCAAACGAAGTATCAAGTACGGTTAATACTTTATAGAAACTTCCATCAGAGTTGATAATTAAATCACCTACTTTTGGCTGGTCTTTTTCGTTTTCTAAATCATCTTTAGATAATGCAAATAAATCATCATCCAAGGTCTCTACTGTTTCTGCTAAAGCATAATAAATAGCAGAGCCAGCTCCACCCATAGGTATTCTTTCAGTTGCTGTATCAACATAGATTTTACCTGTGTCGGTAGCAAAATAAGTATAACCATTAATAATAGGTGTGGCGTTTATAACTGATTCAGCGCAACGAACTGGTCTAAATTTTGCCATATAAACTCCTTTCCATCTTAAATTAAAATATAAAAAACGGGAGAAGATATCAATCCTCTCCCGTCAATATCTTCAATCATTTTGAAAATATCGGCTTTGTTATTATTTGATTATGCCCGATATACTTTTCAAGCTTTATGGAGCTGGGTCGAATGAACCCCACTCTAAATTAACTACTAAATTGCCACTTGCTTGAGCTACTGACATATTTAATGTGCTAGATTCAACATTAACAGTGCTAGTTTTGCTTACTGAAGCAGTTGAGCTATCAGTAACTTCTAAACTAGTTTCAATTGCAGCAACACCATTAGTTACTGTTACTTCTTGAGTTAAATCAGAAGCTGCATCATCTAAAGAAGTATCTACTAAAGTGATTGTCTTAACATTAACACCTGTGATGTGACCTTTAACGTCTGTGCTAACACTATCAACTACAGTTACTGCAGTCTCATCGCCTGCATTTTGAGAAGCTGTGCTAGTAGTATCTGTACGAGATACATCTTCATGGTGTAATGTAATAGTAGTACCTAATTGAGTGCTACTACCACTAGCTGTGATATAAGTACCATCACCTTTGATATTAATAATACCAGCTTCGTCGCCAGAGCCATTATCTGGAACTAACTTAACTTGAGCATTATTAGTTGTATTTTCATATACAAACTTGTAAGTAGTATCATTATTACTAGCAGAAATAACATCCCATGTTAAATCTGAAGTAATGTAATGAGTTGTAGCACTTTCAGTACCACGAGCGATAACCATATCACCGTTATGTGCTACCTTACCAGATTCGATTGTAATGCCTGAAGCACTTTGAGTGCTAACAATATAAGTGTCACCTATTCTAATATTAGTGCTAGGAACATCAGCAGCTGAAGCGATAACACCCATATATACCATAGCATTTAAGCCAGTCAAGCTAGCATCAATTTCATCTTTAGTATATACGTAACCACTTAAATCAGCAATACCATCTACAAAGTGAACTGTAGTTTGCTGAGCTGTATTAACACCAACTTTAATTGTTGGGTCAAAAGTACCGTTAATTACATCAGTAGTAGATAATGTAATTGCTACTTCATAACCATTACCATGACTTTCAACAGGGCTAACAGCTACAGCTGTTACACCAGAGATTTCTTCTGGATTAGGTCCGCTAATAGTAATAGTCTTACCATTATCGTTTGAAGCAAAGTGAATACCATTACCCTTAATTAATTGGAATTGCTTTTGGTTATTAACAACACCATCTTCAGTTAAAGCAATAGTAACACTTGTAATAACTGAATTATCTGTTGTGCTTGATTGGTTAACACCATATTCAACGCCAGTGATAACTGCGCCCTTACCGCTAGCTGCTGGAGCAACGGATACGCTACCATCACCACTTAAAGTAAATGTATCACCTTCAAAGTCTAAGTTATGACTTTCCCATTGATGAGTTTGTGTATTATAAGAACCAAAGTGAACTTGAGGAGTTAAAGTAATAACACCACTATCATTCTCAATTTCATAGTCTAAACCAACAGGGTAATCATCTACATTAACTTGCTTCCAAGTATTATTGCTGTAAACAGCTAAAACGTCTTCGGCAATTAAATAATAGAAAGAACCTTCTGCTGGAGTAATACCACTTAATGCTTGTTGATTAGCAACTGTGATAATTGCTTGCGAAACTAAATCACATCTTCCGGCGCTGTTACCAATGTATAAACGATGTGTATCGGTAGTTAAATAAAATGTACCTTCAACAGCACCTGTACTTAATGGTAAATTAGTCTGTAAGCCACGTAAAAATTTTACATTTGCCATTTAATTAATTTCCTCCATTATTCTGCTTCCAGGTCATGCCACTGTAGACGTTCATCTAATACTGTGATTTGACTCTGTAAGTTTGTTTGACCTGCTTCTAAAGCAGTAACTCTAGATTTAAGGTCTGTGATATCTGATGTATTAGCAGCAATAGCTGCATTCATAGATGCTACATCATCTGGATGGCTTTGAATCCATTCAGCAATTTCTTGAAGAGTATCTAAAGACTCTTTAGCATCTTGTGGGATTAACACCTCTGCTAAAATTTCTCTAACAGATTTGTTCTCATCAGAACCCACTAAAGTATTTAATTTATTCTCTAAGGAACCTACTTCATTTGACCAAGTGCCATCTCCCTTTAAGAAATAACCTTGCTGACCAGCAGCAGGAGCAGGTACTAAACCAGCTGCACCGGCTTGAGAAGCAGTTGCGCCTAGCATAACGTCAACTACAACTTGGTCTAACGATTTGTTAATCCATTTTTGAGATAAAGCATCATATGCTAATACTTGACCGTCAATTAAGGTCTCACCTAAAGCTATATCAACTAAATCTCTTAATTCTGTTACACTACTATCACCAGTAGAACTAGAAATAAGTGTGTTACCTAGGTATAGCTTACCTGTATTAGCGCCAACTTCGCAAATAAAATATAGTGTATCACTATCTTTTACTGCAAGTCTTTCAAATGCGGCAGGAGTGCCTCTGATAAATTTTACATATTTAATTGTACCAGCCAATGTTTACGCCCTCCTTAAAATCTTCAAATATACTAAAACTACCCAACCAAAAAATAAACTGACTTGTCCTACGACTTGTCAGTTTATTCTTTTTATTGCCATGTATTGATTGCGTACCATTTATATGATTGAGAGTGAATAATATGTTCGAAGTAGATACCCTCATCTAATTCAGCTTGACTTGTAACAGTCGCTGCTGTGTAATTACCAGTAGCTTCATCATAAGTATAATATTGAGTTCCAGCAACATAATCATCTGCGTGAACGTATACATATGTTGGGCTATCAGTTGCTAATTCTTTAGAAGTAAATTTAACCAATACATTGTTTGGATTTGAAGTATCAATCCACATTGTATTAGGATAAACAGGAGCATCTGCGCCGATATGGTAGTGCATGTAACCATCGGTAGAATTGTAATTATTACCGGCATTTACTCTAACATTTTGTAATGTTTGTTGAGCGTGTGCCGCCTCAGCCGCTAACTGTTGTACTTCATCATGGATAGAAGCTAAGTCGCCAGTATAACCTTCAAGACTATTAATTCTATCATATAAAGTTCCATTAGGGTCAGGGCTTACTATCTTTTCTTTTGTATAATAAGTTCCAGAATAGAAATTAGTATTGTTAATTCCAGAAGCTTCTACATATTCACCAGAAGCTGTATCAAAGTAATAGTAAGTTTTTCCTTCTTGGTAAGCAGTAGCTCTTTCATATTGAGTTGAAGTACCTAAATCATCAACGACTAAGTTAGCTACATCTCTTAAATATGTTAAGCTATCATTAGCACTCATTAAAGTATAATAAGTGTTCTGCTCGAAGTTACCAGGTGTTACATTAGTAACCTTCTGATAATCATTACCATTCTTGATATAATAAACAGTATTTGGTGTATAACTAGTTGCTAGTTTATACCAATCTTCATAATCCTTAGTTGTACCATCACTATTTAAGCCATAGAAATCATCTTCTAATGTGCTTAATGTCTTATAGTTATCAACATCGGCCTTATTAGTACTAATCCAATCAGCAATTTCCTTTAATGTATCTAAATTTACATCAGAACTACTAATTAAATTATTGATTTGCCATACAACCGAACCATGTACTGTATCGTTACCATTTAATAAGTTAACTTTATCTTCTAACTTATTAAGTGCTTGTTTAATATTATCAGTAGCTGTTATACCAACAGGATTAGCAGTATAATTACCATTAATATATCCGTCATAGGCTCCAGTAGCTCTAGTATCTACAATAGAAGCCATTGGATATACTGTAGTATTTGCATAATCAGTTAGAGCCCAGTTAATAGCATTTGGTTTAGGGAATACTACAATTCTTTCCTTTAACTCATTAACGTGGCCAGCTTCATCTCTACTAATATATATTGTCTTAAATGAATCAGTATTAGTAACTCCACTATCATCATAGTATTGAGCATTTAATACAGAAACATCTTCGCTAGCATTAATTGGGTCTTTTGGTGAAGATATATTAGTTTCTTTAGTTAAGGCTGCTAATTGACCATATTTAGCTAAAGCATAAGTACTTGCCTGTTCAGGGGCAGAGTGACTTAATGTAATAATATCTTGTTTTTCATTAGCACTTTCAGATGATTTAATATAAATCCATCTATTACCAGACTCATAATTAATTCTATCTTTAGAAACATTAGCACTTGTTTCATAGTATGAACCATCATTATTTAATGTTGATAAAGTTGATTCAGTAGTTACTACACTAGTTGATTTACCTTTAACGCCAGTGTAAGAATAGCTACGAGGTAAAGTGTAAGTTGTTTCTAATCTTTCAACTACGTGTCCTGCTTCATCAAATTGATAACTTGGTAAAGTAAATGTATTGATTTCAGTACCACTATGTTCATTTAAATCATAAGCGGATTGACGACGATTTGTGCTAACATCCTTATTACCACCAAGAGCGTCAGAATATCTTTCATCCAAATAATCAAGTGACCAGTGAACATCATGACCGATATTCAATAATCTATCACCAACACTTAATCTAACTCATTTATTAGAGCTATTAACTGTTAGAGTATCTTGAGTATTTAACGCTACTGTAGTAGTTGTATTAGTACTTGGGTTTGTAACCGCATTACTTATACCATTAGTAGTTAAATATTTATAACCATAAGGTAAGATGACAGTTTCCTCATTTCTACCAACTACGTGGCCGGCAGCATCAACAATTGGTGAATAAAGTTTCAAATTATCTTTATCACCACCACTATTACTATTATTGACACCATCATAACTAGTAATTGTATGATTGTCATTTTTATCAGCCATAGTATTAGTTGTTTCTACAAAGTGTGTATTATCTAACGCGTCATGAATATATTCTTCTTCTTTAGCGCCATTAACTAATCTATGTTTTAGAATAACTTGTGGATTACTAGCATTATCATCAATGTCCCAATAAATCCACTGGTCTTCTCTAGTAATATTCTTAACTGAAGGATTAGCTTCATTTAATTCTTGTTTATCTTTACCATAATTTGTATAAGTAAAATCTTGAGCACTTGTTTGAGTAGCACCATGAATTCTACCATAAGCATCAACTACTGGTATTGTACCAGGAGCCAAGCCAGTGATTTTATTAATAATATCGTTCATGGTATTGATAGCACCTTGTACGGTCTTTGTATCTCTTGTTAAATTACCATTATCCTTTTCATTCTTGCCTGCATTATAGGTTTCAAGGAATTGGTTATTTAGCAATATCATACCATGTTGTGTATTACTAAATCTATCGAATTCTTTTAATTCAGAAATCCAACTTCTAACTTTACGAGTACGTAATTCAACTCCAGGTGGAACAATTGGATTATCTGTATCTCATGGAGCATTTATTTCAAAGGCGTCACTTGTATTTGCATCTGTACTATAAACATAGTAACTAGCATTACTGAAGTAATCAGTCTTTGTATTACGGCTAGGCTGTGAATTCTTATCTAATTCATATTCTGTACCATCAGCATAATAATATGTATCTGCTACATAGAAATTAGTTTCAATATGTTGAATTGCTTCAGTATTAGCAGCATCATCAACATCATATACACAGAAACCACAATCATAATACTTAATGCTTTCACCGGTATTAAGTGTTTTATCAACAGTATAAGTATAAGTAGTATCTAATTTAAATGTTTCTACATCTGATTGGCAATAGTATCTTTGTTTTTGATAGAAACTATGGTCAGCAGCACAATTAATGAAGTCTTTAATATTTTCATTAGCACTTAATTGAACTATATTAAAGTTCTTATATACTGCTGGATTTAGTTTATAATACCAATAACTTTGATAAGCATTACCTCCAGCCAATAGAGCTGCTTGACTTGCTATTAACTTTTTGTTAACATTACCAGTTTTATTTATTAAATAACTATATTCTTTAGCATCAGCGCCATCTGTTCTAGCATTAATAGTCTTAGCTTCAACGGCAGCTAATCTAAATTCCCAATTATTATCAACTAATTCGCCAATCCAGAATTTGCCTTGTCCAGCGCCTTCTATTGTAGTATTATAACCCTCAGTAGGAATACCTACAATATCACCTTGCGCATTTACATAAGCGTTGTTATATAATACAATATATGGATTTTCAATGATATTACCAGAATAATCACGAACTCTATATCTATACTGACTAAAGTTGCTAGTGTGATTATACCAATCTTGAGTATATTCCCAATCGCCTATGCCTGCGTTCCATTGTAAGAACTGTTCATCATCAGCAGTTTGTGTTGAGCCAGCAGGATTGAAATAACCGAACTTATGACCTTTAGCAGGTAAATCATAGAAAGGAACATAATCATAGTAAATATCTTCACCAGTAGTAGCACTAGTTTGATTATCACTTGATTCTACTGGCCAAGATTTAGTCCACCACTTAGTGGCGTCACCATCAATAATTAAACTTCCATCTGTATATCTTTGTGAGCCAAATACAACGAAGATATTATCATTAATAATTCTACCTTCGTCATCTATACTAACATAAACAACTTGTCTTTCTGAAGATAACTCACCAGTAACATCAGTTTTACGTTTATTGTTGTATATTACATTTTCTTTAACATTTACAGGTTGGAAAATATCTCTTGGGAAGCCATCCTGGTCTGGATTACCATAAATATATTCTTCATTTTGAGCGTGCGTAATAGCTGGAACAGCATCATATTCATCAGCAACACGACGGAAGCTGTTAGCATATTCTCCACCATTTTTATCAGTAACAAGCCAGTATTTACCGCCCAACTCATTATTGAATACATACTCATCAGCTTTTGTAATATCAATATTATAATAACGTTCAGCGTCTATAATATCTTGACGAGCTTCATTAGCTGTTTCTAAATAATAGATTTCATCATTAGCATCTTTATAATAGTAAGTATTCTTTTCATATTCCAGTAGCTGAATTGGTTCATATTTACTACTATTTAATACATATTCATAATATGTAGTATTTATTTTTTCCGCATCATCAGCAACTACATATTCACCATTTACTTTCTTATAATAACGACCAGGAGTATAGTCAATAGGAAGTAAATCTTCAACTTCTCTATATGTATAATCTTGACCTTCTACTAGCGAATCGCCCCATTCAAAGATTGTACGTTTTCTATAGAACGCGCCTGAACTTTCGGCAGATTTTATATAATAAGTGTTAGCAGTATAAGTGTCTTCTGTTACTTCTGCTACAGAATAACTGCCATCCCCATCTTTTGCATAATAAGTTGCTTCTTCATCGAAGTTTCCTTTAGCTAAAACATAAGGAGGGTTAATAATAAAGTAAATATGATTAGTATCTAATAGAGGAATAATGTCATCTATAAATTCATCTAAGTTGGCTACCAAATTAATAATTTGCTTCTTATTCTCACCATTTTTCTTATAGTAAGTTAAAGAAGAATCAAATTCTCCAGTATATAATTCAGCGTCATCTTCATCTGAAATATAATACTTACCAACTTGATAAATCTCTTTATCTAATTTTAATCCACCATCATAATTTTTAGAATTATCATAAGGATTAATTGTTCTAATAATCATACCCAAAGCATCGTGAGCAGAATTAATCGCACCAGCTATTGTGTTTACGCCACTTGCGCCTTGAGTTTCTAGATTAGTGTAATAAATAGGAGCACTTGCGTCACCTTTAACTAAACGTAAGCCAGAAGTGTCGTTTTCTTCATTCCAACGAATATTTTTATTACGTTTTACTAATCTTGATTTAGGATTTGTTTCATCCCATTTATTATCGTTATATACATTATTAATACCATAATCTTTATTTTGTCTTTCGTTACCATACACTAAATCCCAAATATCTGAGATAGTGTCGCCAAGAGAAGGTAACATAATAGACATTTCAAGAATATCGTTGGCAGCTTCGCCACCTTGTAAATGGTTATATAAATGTCCACTTACACCGGTATCTTTTAATGTAATATTATCACTAATTATACGTTTTCTTAATTCATCGTTAATAGTATTTGTTTTATCTTTGTCACGATGAACCGCATGTCCTTCTCTTGCTTTACTTATTATAGCAGAATCAAAACCATCTTTGTTATAATAAATAGCTGCAGGAATAGGGCTTGCAGTCTGGTTTCTTAACCACACAGGAGTAGAACTACTGTCTGTGCGTAAACCATATTTATAAGTTTCACCAGAATTAGGATTATATTCTTTTCTTTCCCAAGATGTTGTTACATCTGAAGGATAAATAGTAGCATCTAAGCTAACATCAGGCTGGCCGTATCCTTCATTAGAAGTCATTTCACCATTAGCCCACCAATTTTCTTTAAAATTATCGGCGCTCTTAATTCTAAAACCATAAGGAGTTTGCCAATGTAATTTATATAAAACGTTATTACTGTCTTGTATATCAAAATGTGGTGGCATAGGACTTAATGTAGGGGCATCAGCACTAACTGATAATGTAGGAACTACTGAGTTAAGTTCAGCAATCATTACATATTTTTCTACATTTTGTTTTAACTTAGTATCATAAGTATAAATCTTTTGCCATACTGTTGAGTCAAAGCCTCTACCTATTGGATTATAATTAGCAGAGTCAATAGAGAAATTTATTTGATAGTATTGAGATAATGCGTCAATTGTTGAAGTAGTATCTACTTCTCCAATATTAACCAATTGGAAACCAATAAAATTATCATCAATAAATTGTTCTATTTTTTCTGTATCAATTTCGTCATCTTCATAAGAGACTACTTGAGGCCAAGCTACTTCGGCATTAGCAGAGTTAATAAAATAATTTGATAAGCTATTTTTATCTTTATAAGTAAATAAAATATCTTCTCTAATAAATATATTATTATGTGCCCAATCTGCTTCAGTATCAGATTGATAATTTCCTACCACTTTCCAATATTTTCCAGCAAGGAAATCGTCATAATTTGATTTATCTACTCTTGTATATGTATAATCTGTATCAAGATAACCAGTCTTATCTTTTTCTGGAGTGCGAGTATAATAGAAAGCAATTCCTGCTTCACCGTCAACAGCTATATCATACTCTTTATAAGTTTCTAAATCTTTGTCAACAATTTCAAATTTATCGGCAAAGCTCTTAGTATACATATAATTAATATAAGTATAATATAAAATTTGTCTTTTTTCTTCGTCACTTAATTCTTCAAAATTTGGATATTCTTGAAGTAATTTATCCTTTTGGCCGGCAGATAAAGTTTCATAGTAATCTAAGAAATCATACTCTACAAACTCGCCATTAACCCATCTAACATAAGGGTTTATATCTCCTGAGAAAGTATAACCTTCACCATTTGTTTTGTAACTATATCTATTATTTGCATCAGTTACAAAAGCGCCATCTTCAGTAAATATATAATTGATTATACTTCTATAAGTTTTAAATCTATATCCAACAACTTTGTAATAAGCGTCACTAGTATTTTTTGGTAAATTATGAGCTGCTGGCACATAAACTAATACATCACGATAAATACCACCAGTATTATCTAGTGGAACTAATTTATCATTATCTTGGCCTGGTTGAATGTAAGTACCTGATATTTCTCTGTCAATTAAAGTAGTATCATCCCAATACCAAGAAATTTGACCAGTTTTTGCTGCATAAGGTTGCGCAAAAGTATTGGCAGAGCCGCTTTCATCCCAATGCGGATAAAGATTCTTATATATATCAGCATAAGGATTTGCATTATCATATTCAACTAAAATATAACGACCAACATAAACACCATCTTTACTTGCCATTTTATCCATAATAAATCTATTAGGATAAATTTTATCAAAACTAAATTGTGATTTACTTATGTTAGTTATTTTACCATAAAAAGCCATTCTTTAGTCCTCCTCTGCCTCATAAACGATATCAACAATAATATGAGCATTACTCATTTCGTTGTTATCAACCATATCCACTGATTCATAATCAAAAGACAATGAACTGATTTCTACACCATTATTTAAATCTAGCTCATAAATGCCTGTAGAGCCAATATAAATTGGCTCTGTGCTATTATTGACATAAAATTTTACTCCTGGCAAACTCTGAACACCAAGTTGTAAAATAGGGAAATAACCTTGAAAAATCGAACCAGTAATTAAATTATTACGATTAATTTCTGAAGGGGAATTTTTCTTAATGGCTATATCACTATCATCGCTTGAACCGCCATAATAGCGAAATTGCTTAATCTTTTTCATCTATCTCCTTAACCTCCTTAGTACAATCTTTCTGGTGCCCTAACAGCACTTATATTCATAGTGCCATTATAAGTAAGTGGTATTGTATAACTTCTTAATATATACTCACCATTTATACCAGTAGTACTGTCATTTATAAAAATACGTGTATTAGGTATTAGATAATATATTGGCACAGAAGTAAGTGAAACACTTTCTATACAATAAGCATAATTATATAAATATGCGTCTAGTACATCTTGCGCCGATTTACCTTGTCCGCTCATCTTAAATAAAGTTTCCATATACTCTGGGCACTGTATATAAGTATAACCAGACAACCTATCTAAACTTCCCTCTTTCTGTGGGTCAAAGAACACAACAGTAGGGGTTTCTCTAAAATAAATAGCTTTTATATTATTATCATTTACAGCTTTTGACCTATCGCCGACAGCGTATGTAGCGTACTTAGACATTTCCGCATCACTGTCTAAGAAATCAAATCAGAAGTTAATTGTTTCTGGATTTTCAGTAAGCACTTTTGCTCAACGACTTTCTAAATCAAAGCCCGCATCCTTGGCGGAAATATAATACTGTAACTCGGCTTGATATGGCTCTTCCGAATTTTTGTACCCATTTCCTTCCTTAATGAAAAATCCATCATCAGGTCTCTTAGTATAGCCGTTCTATCTAATTTAACCTAATCATCCC